ATTGACGTTTTTCTTCTTTAGGAACAAGCAATGAGTCCGATGCTTTCTGTTCTGTAAGATATTGGTTTGTATAAACCTGTTCAATTGCTTCTTCACGCTTCTCAACGAGATATTGTTGTGTGTGAGTTGTTTGACCATTTTCATTAACGGTTACTGACTCTTCAAGTGTTTCTACGATTGGCTTAACGTCAGCGTAAATGTCTGTAAGGTAGTCAGCAGTAGTATACTTACTTTCAGAAACAACTTCCTCTTCGTCTTCAAAATCGTCTGGCTCAACACCAAGCTCATCCATAAGGTATGCACGCTCTTCATCAGTAAGCTCACGACCAATTCCAGCCTCGACCATACCCTTAACCTCAGGGTATTCAGTATCTTCCATTTCCAAGGCAGCACCAATCATTACATCAATTGTCTCCATAACACGAGGATCAAGTTGAGTAACTTCAGCATCTTCTTTAGGAGTGCAATCTGGACACTCACCACACTTACAGCCAAGCTCACCATCCTCACAAGGAACATAATCACAACGCTCTTCTTCACCATCGTTGTCATCATACTTACCTTCAGCATCTTCAGCATCTTCTAAACCACGCTTCTTCAAAAACCTATCTGCTGCAGCACCAACACTTGCAATATGCTCACGACCTTCGATTCCTTCTGGCTTACTTGAAATAGCATCTGTTACAGCTTTTACCTTTTCCTTCTCTTCAGCACCTGCAGGTGGAATAATAGAAACACTGATTGGATAATCACCTTCAAATGCTCTTGTAAAGAAAGCTTCTGTTTCAGCAACACCATTCTTCTTAACCATCTGATCGATTTGTGAACCCTCATCGACGGAGAACTCAACTGTATTACCAGTTACTTCAACACCCAACTCATTAGCAAATTCCTCAACAGCAGCTTTTACTTTCTCAACATTAGCTACGTTACCGGTATTAATCTCAATAATGGTTGTAGTATCTTCAGCACTAAACTCGAGAGTCTCAACTGTATCTTTATCAGCTGTCTTAACAATATCACGAAGAGCATCATCAGCTTCCTTACCGGCCTTAATGTTCTGAACTTCCTGTGACATAGCCTTGGCTACTTCTTTATACTTTTCAGTACGACCACGATCTACACCAGCACCGGATGTATAGTTATCTAAATTCTGATTAATGTACTCAGCAATCTCGTCCGACTTAGCATTGATCTCGTCTTCCTTGGATTTCAAGATTGTCATGAGCTTTTCCATACGTTCCCTATGTTGACCCTTAACTGTCATCTCATATACTTCTGGAGTAATGATATCAAGACGAGATAAAACTTGAGTGATGAAAATCATTGCATCACGTGAAGAAGACGCCATACCAGCGGCTTTCATCTGCTTAGGTACATTAGCAAAAACCGGCGCTTGTTTTCCTACTGGAGAAACTTTTGCTTCGCTAAGAACTTGTACCCTTTTGAATAGGTCGGTGAAGGAACTCATACCATTATTTATACCATAGCTTATGGATTACCTTAAAAAGTTGCAAATTAAAAGGAACTATCCTATAATAAGGTATGGCAAAGAAACAACCTGCAAAAAAGACTCCTAAAAAGGTAGTTAAGAAGACTGCGAGGAAGGTAGTTAAGAAGACTTCTAAGAAGACTTCTAAGAAGACTACTAAGAAAGTAGTTGAGAAAGCTGAAGAAACTGGTGATTTGAAGCTATCCTTTAGAGACTTCAATAAGATGAACGATAAGGAGTTACGTGCTTTACCTGGCGTAGGTAAGAATACTGCTAAAAATATTGTTGGCATGCGCCCCTTCCGCAGTAGTGATGATCTATTCAAGGTAAAAGGCTTGGGTAAGAATACTCTTGCTAAGGTTGGTATTGAGAAGACTAAAAAGAAGCGTAAGAAGTGGATCGAAGTTGATGGTATCATGTACCCTCACTATACCTTCGCCTTCCATGAAGAGACTGGTGCTATGGACTTCTTCTGGCGCATTCCTAAAGAGTTTCGTCTCTATTATGGTCGTGAAGAGGAGAGTAAGGAACTCACCGCTAAGTATCGTAAGGAACAAAACATTAAGCTTGCAAAGCTCTAGAAATAGATTAAATTATATTGTATGTGTGCTATCTTTGGAGCTCCCGATAAGTCTATGTTAGAGGTGTTATATACCGCTAACCAGAGTAGGGGTACGTTTGCAAGTAGTTTCGTCCAACTTACTTATGATGATCAATTTGTCATGAAGAAAGAAGGTGAGATTGATTGGGATAATGTTAAAGGCTCTAAACAATCTAACTACAACTGCGGTCATGTACAAGCTCCAACTTCAGCAATGCGTGATTGGGCTTATGAAACATCACATCCATTCGATACAATGTCATTTATGGTATTCCATAATGGTGTATTGACTAATGAGGCTGCTATTCGTAATAGATTTCTTCCATACCTAGAAAATCCTGTTGATAGTTCCTTAATCGTGAACTTGATTCAGAAGTTTATGGAGGACGATAGAACAAAAGGAACTAATCCAGTTACCTATATTCGTAAAGCACTAGAAGAGTGTCAAGGCTCATTTGCTGTATCCATTGTTGATTGTGATACCAATGAACTATACATCGCTCGTGTTGGATCCATCTTACACTACAATGATAAAGGCTGCTACTCTACATTACCTGGTAAGAATTACAAAGAACTAAAGGAAGGTGAGATTAGACGCCTTAATAAAAAGACTCTTCGCTTTAATAAAGTAGGTGAGTTTAAGCATGAATCACCTTTCCTATTCCTATAATGAACAACAATCTATTTATATGTGCTGCTACAAAGGGTAAGCGTGAAGATACCCTTCTACACCACACAAAAGGAGATCTTGAAGTCTTCTTCAAAGAACACAACACTGACTCCCTTCAATCTGTATACAACAAGGCGATTGACTTTGCCATTAAGGAGAACATTGATCATATTGTTCTATGTCATGATGATATTGTACTTGAGAACTTTGATTATGAGAAGCTAAAGAAGCATTTTGAGACATATGATGTCTTAGGTGTAGCAGGAGCTTCACAAATTAAGATTCAAGAACCAGCTCTATGGCATCTTATGGGTGGAGGCTTCCAAGGAGGTAATCTACATGGTGCAGTAGCTCATTTGAACAAAGGTAAGAAGTCAATGACAGCATTTGGTCCTTACCCACACCAAGCTCTTATTATGGATGGTGTATTCTTGGCCATCTCGAGGAAGGTCTTTAAGAAGATTCGATTTGATGAGTCATGTCCTGCTGGTTTCCACTTCTACGACCTTGCTTATACCCTTGATGCCTCACTAAAGGGGTTCAAATGTGGTGTGATTGATGCATACATCACTCATGCTTCACCTGGCCTTAGAGAATTTACTGAAGACTGGACAAATGGTCAGAAGTGGTTCCTTAAGAAGTACAAAAAGTACGTTGGTAAGACTGTAAAGATCTAGTTGATTATTAAAACTAATCTATTATACTGATTACGATGGCTAAGCTTGATTTAGATTACTTCGAAAACGTACTTATGTATAACGCGCTAACTGATAGCGGTTATCTTAGTACCATTGCTGATAATGTTCAGCCGGAGTTCTTCAAGAGTAAAGATATATCTGACATCTTTACTATCATCAAAGAGTTCAATGAGACTCGTAACAAACTTCCTACTACGACTGAGATTAAGCAGTACTTAGTTACTGATCAGCTCAAGGAGACCTTTAGAAGGTTAGTAGGTAGCTTTGCTGATATTGATAAGGGTATTGATAAGGATGAGTTACTGCAGAATACTGAGCAGTTCCTTAAGGAGAAGGCTGTATACTGTACTATGATGGAATCTGCTGAGGCTATCTCAGCTGGTGAGGTTGATACTTCTGTTATCCTAGATAAGTTTGAGAAGAGTTGTAATATTAGTCTTGTTACTGACTTAGGTCTTAGTGTTAAAGATAACATTGATACTATTATTGAAGATCTTACTACAGTAGAAGATAAGATCCCTTCTAACTGGGAATGGCTTGATGACTCTCTTGATGGTGGCTTTCTTAAAGATGGTAAGTCACTATATGTCTTCGCAGGTGAGACTAATATTGGTAAGTCTATCTTCTTAGGTAACGTTGCTGCTAATATTGCAGAGCAAGGTAAGAATGTCCTGCTAATTACTCTTGAGATGTCCGAGTTACTTTATGCTCGTCGTATTTGTACTCATGTATCTAAGATTCCTATGAAGGAGATGGCTGTTAATGGACCTTCATTGAGAGCTGCTATGACTGAAGGTGATGGTAATGTCTATATCAAAGAATTTCCTCCTTCGACTATTACTCCTAATACTATTAAAGCTTTTGCTAAGAAGTTTACCGATCAAGGTATTCACTTAGATGCGATTGTTATTGACTACCTTAACCTCATTCATAGCCCTATTGGTAATAATTCCTATGAGCGTATTAAGAATGTTACTGAACAGGTAAGAGCCATTAGTTACGTGTTTAACTGCCCTATTATTAGTGCTACTCAGTTGAACCGAGCTGGCTTCGATCAAGATAATCCTGATCTAGCTACTATCTCTGAATCGATTGGCTTGGCTGCTACTGCTGATGTTATTATGTCGATCTTCCAGAATGATGAAGATAGAGACTTAGGTATTATTAGATTGGGTATGATGAAGAACCGTTATGGTCCTCGAGGTATGACTCAAGCTATGAGAATTGACTACTCTACTTTGTCTATTGAGCAAGCTGATGATGTAGATGATCTAGAAGATGATAATACTTTATCATCCCTTGCAGCATTTGCCCAGAGTTGATTTATCCCTGAGAGGTATTAAGTATATACGTGCACATACTTATCTTTACTGATTCAGACCTTGATGGAGCAGGCTCAGCCTTACTCTTAAAAGAGGTCTTTGCTGGTCATGAAGTAATTATTGTTGAAACGTCCGAGTATCGTATCCTTAATGAGTTTAAAAATCGTTGGAACACTCTTGATCACTTCGACAAGATCTTTGTATGTGACTTATCCCTTAATGAAGAGCAAGCCATTGCAATTAACCGCAGCAATGTTGTAGTAGTTGATCATCACGAAACACATGCCAAGTTTGTTGAGCAGTATACTAAAGCTAAAGCTGTTGTAACACCTTACTCTTCTTGCACACAATTGATTTTTGATAAGTTTAAGTCAAAGATTAATGTAACACCTGAAAAGGAAGCATTAGTAGATCTAATTGATCAATATGATAGCTGGTCATTTGACTTTCCACGTGAGATGGAACCAGCCAAACTAAATGCTATCTATTATGGTTATAACAAACCTAAAGCAGAGAAGTTTATTGAGTCATTCAAGGATGGTTTAAGAGACTTTACTGCACATGAACGAGGAGCTATTAAGCTTCACTTTAAAGCCTTTGTTGAGCAGTTAGAGAATCCAAAATTTGCTGGTATGATCAAAGACTATAAGGTTGTATCTACATTTGTGACTAAACAAGTTAATGAAGTAGCAAACTACATGCTTGATAAGTACGATGCTGATGTAGCCATTATGGTTAACCTTGAAGCTAAAGTTGTATCCTTTAGAAAGCAGAGAGGTGTACAACTTAACTTAGGTAAGTTGGCAGAGAAGCTATGCGAAGGTGGTGGTGCACATAACTTAGCAGGAGGTAAACTAACAGAAACGTTTGCTAACTGGACTAAAACCCTTACCCCAATTCAATAATGAAACAACCCAACGTACCCCTACCTTCAGGCGATATTACCAAAAGAGAGCTTGAGCATTTGATGTTATGCTTTTGCACATTTTGTTGTCAGATTAAAGGTAAGAGACTCTCCTTACAAAACATTTTCGTATTGGTACTAAAAGAAGAGAAGCTTCGTAATATGCTCAAGACTCTCTTAACTGTAGACAATGACTTTGAGTTGGTGAAGTTGTTTATTGAGTTTGAACCACAGATTGCAGAGTCAAAGTACATTACTAAGTACCTCAATCAGAATAAGGGTGCACTAAAGAGTTGATTTCACTTTAGAATCAGTTATAATCATTGTGAATGGTAACTGAAAGAGAAAAAGATATCTACAATAGCTATCTGTATGCTACCCGAACTGCTCAGGGTAAGCCTACTCGCTTCAGAAAAGACTTTAGTAAGTTGAAAGATGCTGACTTTGTAGCTCTTAAGAAGCTATCTGCCTTCTTTGTTAAGCATAACCATATTAACTATAGAGATTGGTTTGCTGCTCCATTCAGTGTGTATAATAAGGATGAATGGTTTGACCTTAAGTTCTTTAATAGTAGGAAGGCACTTAAATGCTATTCCATCTACATGAAAGAGAAGGAAGTCTCAAATCCTGATAGTGATGACAATATTGAGGTAATGAAAGATGGCTTCAGGTATGTAGCCAAGTTCTGTATAAGGAACTCTCTTACACTTGAAGAGTACCAAAAACATTTTACTAACAATATGCCTACTTGCCTGTTGCATTTACAAGAACATAGGCTAAACTTTTATACATTACATGCCCTTGAAGTTGAACCCATCATTAAGACCGTCGAACGAGACGTATTGGACTTCATCGTCAAGGACTTTAAATCCCTTTTCGCGCTTACGCGCACAAAATATCTTGGCTCTAAGATACTTAAATCAAAGGCCAGAGAAACAAAAGACAAAGTAACTAAAATAATAACAGAAAAACAAAAGTAATATGAGTGCATTTAATATGAGTATGTTCGAAAGCATCAAAGGTGCTTTAGCCTCCAGCAATGAGTCCGGTAAGAGTAAGTTCTCCGAAATCATGCAAACCAAGCCAGGTAATACCTATACCGTTCGCTTGCTTCCAGATGGTAAGTCTCCAGCAGATACCTTCTTCCACTACTACAATATGGGTTGGAATAGCTTTGCTACCGGTCAGTATGTCCAAGCTCTTAGTCCTCAGACCTTTGGTGAGCGTTGCCCTATTAACGAGGAGCGCTTCAAGCTTAGCCGTATGGGTTCTGATGCTGAGAAAGAGAAAGCTTCTCAACTCCGTCGTTCCGAGAAGTGGCTTGTTAACGTCTATGTTGTAGACGATCCTACTAACCCTGATAACAATGGTAAAGTCAAGATGCTTCGCTATGGTAAGCAGCTTCACAAGATCATTACTGAAGCTATCGAAGGTGAAGACGCCGCTGAGTTCGGTGCTAAGATCTTTGACCTCGGTGAAGAAGGTGTTAACTTCAAGATTAAGTGTGAGCAGCAAGGCGACTATCCTACCTATGTTTCCTCTCGCTTTACTGCTGCTGGTAAGTTGAATCTTTCTGAAGATCAGCAGAAGGATATCTATAGTCAAACTCACACTCTCAAGGAGACCTTCCCTGTTAAGAGTAATGACGAGCTTGTTACTATGCTTAATGAGCACTTCCATTGTAAGGCTGATGAGCCTACTGTTGAGACTCCTGCCGCTGGTGATACACCTCCTTGGTCCGCTCCAGCAGAAGCAGCTCCAGCTCCAGCACCGGCTCCAGCAGAGACTACTTCCTCTGTTGAAGATGACATCGATGACCTTCTTGCCGACCTCTAAGAGTTATGAGTGATCCAATGACACCCGAAGCCAAGGCTGCGGTAATGCAGCTTATGGGTCAGACTTATGGGCAGATGAAGAAGCAAGACGATATGATCGTTGGTGCATCAGCACAGCTTCAAGCTAAGTCTAATGAGATGAAGAATATGGTTGAGCAGTTGGTGGCAACACCTACTGTTGCATCCAGTCAACAACCACCTCAGCCAGCTCCAGCACCTCAAGCTCCTGCTCCACAACCTCAAGCTGCTCCAGCTCCTGTAGCTCCTGCTCCTGTTACACCTGAGCAAGCTCAGTTAGAACTTCAAGCTGCTGCTCCTGTAGCACCTGCACCAGTAGCTCCTGCTCCAGTTGTAGAAGAGCAACTTGGTTTGGACTTTAGTGAGCCAAGCCAGATGGATCAGTTGCTTGCTGCTGTTAAAGAAAGCAACTTGCTATTGAAAGATATTAAGCTACAATTAGAGAGTACAAATGTCAAACCAACAAGAAAGAAAGCTAAGTCTAAAGTCGCCTGAAAAGTTCGTAGCTTTTTTAGACTCTTTATCAAAGATAAGTGAGAGTGCTATTGTTCAGTTAGATAGTGATAAGACTTCTAGTCTTGTTGCTTCTACTGACAATACTCTTATCCTCCATGCAGAATATGCTGCTGGTACTGACTTCTCTTCTACTCTGAATATTCCAGATGTAAAGAAGTTAACTAATGTCCTCAAGACAGTAGGCTTTGATGATGAGATTGACCTTAAGGTTAACTCAAATAACTTAGAGTATAAGGGCAATGGTGTTAAGTTTAAGTACCATCTATTTGACGAGGGTTTCTTGAGTAAGCCAGGCCTTAATGTTGAGAAGATTAATGCATTTGAGTTCGATATGGGCTTTGTCATTGATAGTAATATTCTCAATCAGATCTTCAAGGGTTCTGTATTTGCTTCTGAGACTAATAAGCTTTACTTTTATACTGAAGAGAATAAAGGTGGTGAAGGATTTAGACTTATGGCTGAGCTTACTGATAGGGCTCGTCATAATACTGATAACTTTACTATGTGCATTGGCTTGGTTAAGGTAGAACTTGATCCTATTCCAGTTAACTTCGATAATATTCGTCTACTTAATAATATTAGTGGTTCGTTTACTGTTAGGGTTAATAAAGAGTACGGTGTAGTTGTATTTGAGCAAGAAGCAGAAGAGATTAAGCTTAAGTATATTGTTTCATCACTTACCCAGTAAGATGCTATCTAACAACCAAAAGAACAAACTAAAGACAGCTGGTTACTTCATCAAGCGTCTTAAAGATCATAAGTACGTGACCTTTAGGATGTTTGATAAGTACGGCGATCACGATTCTCGTAAGTGGACGGTACTTGTTGACCCAGGAGGTGCTTCAGTATACATTACTTGCTTTGAGAATAGACCATTCAAAGATGAATACTTGTTTAGTTTTGAGGATGGTAACCAGAGATTTCCTCGAGGTTACGTCCTTAAGACGAGCTCTATTGATGTTGTAGTACAAAGATTAATTGATCATCAGGTACTACAAGTTGAAGATTCAGAGTTCTTGAATAAGTATAATAAGAATGGACGAGAAGCCGGAGGAGCAAAATAACGATATTGATGATCTAATCAATAGCGCTCTAAACTTGCATGCTGAAGATCTTAAAGGCTTTAAGAACGAGAAACAACTACGAGAGAAATTAAAGAGTATCGTAGCTGAGTATCTAGATACATTCTACATCTTCGGTTATGATATTGACGGTAAAACAATATTAATAAAAGGTGCCAATTCCGATATGCAATTAGATGCATTAGATACCTTAGCAATGAGATTATTTGTTGCAGGTAATTTAGGAGGTACATATGGAGACAATGGATCAAAATTCCACTAAAAGAAGAGATTGTTACGCAGTACATCATGGTGACTATGTAGGTCAGATGTTTATTGTATGTGAAGTAACTGATAAAGAGATTGGTTGCTTATCAGTACCAGACATGAAAAATGTCAAAGTTCCTACAGATAAGTGGACTATCGGAAGGAACTCTGATATAATTGAACATGTAGAGGAGACTCCTAAGGATGTCTTTAAGGTCTGCTCTGCACAATATAACGCTAATGAAAACTCTAATAATTGATGGCAATAACCTTATCCACCGAACATGGTGGACTGCCAAGAATCAAGGTAAAAGACAAGGTATAGAAGATACTGAGTTGATTGCTAATATGCATGTATACTTTACCTTGAATGCTATTTACTCTTACGCTAATAAGTTTAAGCCTACTAAGACCATTTGTGTATGGGATGAGAAGGAAGACTATCAGCCTAATATTCGTAAGGAGCAGTTAGATGGTTATAAGGGTACTCGTAGTAAGGATAGTACTCCTCATCATCAGAACGAGCAGATCAAGGAAATGCTTTCTTGTTTAGGTATTCCTTCTATCTTTCCTCGTGAGAGAGAAGCAGATGATATTGTAGCTTATATTTGTAAGACATTCGAAGGTGAGAAGGTTATTGTATCAGTAGATCGTGACTTCCTTCAGCTTGTAGATGACAAGACTGTACTTTACGATGCTATTCGTAAGCGTGAGTTTACTTTAGATACCTTCAAAGAAGATACTGACTATACTAAGAACGAATGGCTTCGTGCTAAGTGCCTCTTAGGTGATAAGTCAGATAACGTTCCTGGTATTCCTCGCTTTGGTAAGGCTAAAGTACGTAAGTGGCTTGATGGTGAGCTTGAGCTTAACGAAGAGCAAGAAGCTATCTTCGAGAAGAACATGAAAGTGTTTGACCTTAATGAGGTTATGTCTCACGAATCAGAAGCTAACTACTATCAAGAGCAGCTCGATGTAGATATCGAAGCTCGTTGGTCAGAGTTTGTCTGTCTTTGCGAAGAGTATAAGATGGAGAATATTCTTAAGAAGAAGGAAGCATGGCATACACTCTTCATTATGAGCAACAAGTTGCTTTCTATGTTCGGTTAGTTATAATAAGTCGTGATCTCACTTCCGCAAGAGTATGTCGTAGCTAAGTTCTACGAATTCGGCAGGAGCCCTATACACAATAGGTTCAATAATGTGTATCAGTGCTCTTGTCCTGTGTGTCGTGAATCACTAAAGAAGAAGAGGTGTTACTACATACCTGAAAACGATAACATCTACTGCCACAATTGTGGTTGGTCAAGTAAGCCGTGGAAGTGGATCATTGAAGTAAGTGGTTGTACTAATCAAGACATAATCAACGAAGTAAAAGATTATGATGTATCTGTAGATATTGGGAAGGTAGAAGAGGTTAGAGAGAAGGTACAAGTATCTACTTTGCCAGAAGATAGTATTAACTTCAGTGATGAACATCAGCTTGAGTTTTATAAAGATAATCACATTATTAGAGCTTGTAAGCATATCATAAAGTCTAGAAGGTTAGATACAGCTGTCAATAGACCAGATAACCTTTATGTATCCCTTAAGGATATGGTTCATAAGAATAGAATCGTTATACCTTTTGTTAATGAAAGAGGGGAGATAGAGTTCTACCAGACGAGAACAGTAAAGACATCAGACTTAAGAACTAAGCCTAAGTATCTTGGTAAAGTAGGAGCTGAGAAGACCTTATTTAACATTGATAAAGTATCTAGTGATCATGATAAGGTGTATATCTTCGAAGGTCCTATTGATGCATTCTTTGTACGTAACTCAGTAGCTGTTGCTGGTATTACTGAACGAGGAAGATCATTTACTAAGAGGCAAGAAGAGCAGTTAAATGGTACTCTTAAATGGTATGATAAGGTGTGGATACTCGATTCTCAGTGGGGTGATAGAGCATCCATGATAAAGTCAGAGGCTTTACTTAACCAAGGAGAGACCGTGTTTATATGGCCTGAAACGTTAGGTAGGAAGTATAAAGACTTCAATGACCTTGCTATTGCAGCTAATAAAGATGAGATTAGCTGGGAATGGATACAAAAAAATACCTTCGAAGGACTCGAAGGTATTGTTAAGATGTCTGAGGTAAAACGTTTCAATAATCTTTAAACGCCTCGGAGAGAAGCATCACCAGACTGAGCAAGGTAACCACGCATTGTCTCGTTAAGAGCAGCAAGGTCAGTAGCTACTTTAGAAACACGACGTTGTTCGGCAGCCATTTTGTCGAAAAGTGAATCTGGCTCAGCATTACCAAGAGCGTATGCAATTGAATCTGGGTTAGAAGCATCATTAAGCTTAGCAAGGAAAGCATCTCCATCAGCAATCCAGCCTTGAAGTGTAGCAACCATCTTTGCATTGATCTCACCTTGAGCTGCAGCAGCCTTAATAGCTGGATCTTCCTCAACTACATCAGCAGTAGCCTCTGGATCAGCTTCAACATCTACATCAAACTCATCTGGAGCTGTATCAGCTTCAAGTGCGTCTTCAAACGCTTCTTGCTCAGCTGTATTTTCCTTAATAACCTGTGCGAATCTTTTACCGAAGTTCTTCATGTCAATATTTAGTCTCTGGTATAAATATTACTATATGAATGGGGCAAATAATCGAATTTCTACAAGGTTTAATGATAATCCTATCAATCAGCTGATGGATACGACCAACCAGCAGAAAAAATATAAGGATGAAGAAAAAGAACAGAAGGCTCCACCTACTCTCCCATTTGAGTTAGAACACATTTTATCTAAAATTGGTGATACATTCATCAGTCTTACGGAGATTCGTCGTATGCTAGATAATGTTAGTCATAACGCTTCTGTAGATGATGAAGACGTTAAGGCGATGCAAGATAAGATTGACCAAATCAACAATCTTGTATTGGGTCTTGATGAAGACCTTGGCAAACTTTCACTTTAGTAGTTGATTATAGTTATTTAGCATTTATACTATAGGTATAATGTTAAGATCACTCATTACAACAGCTGCAGTATCAGGACTCATTGCTTATGGCCTCTCTCAATGGGTAGAGTTCTGGAAATGCTTCTCTCTTGTTACTGGTATTCAGTTCGTTGTGTTTTGGATCATTAATACACGTTTTCAGGTAGATAAAGATAAGCTCTATGCTGAGTTTGATGAGAGTATTGAAGGTGTTCTCAATATGTCACGTATGGCTGTAGATTGTCCATGCAATAATCACGTATTCGAAGAGGAAATCTTTGTAAATGGTGATAATACCCATAGATGCCCTAAATGTAAGAATAAAATCAAGCTAGACTGCCCTGTCCGTGCAGTTCTCCTCACTGATCCAGGTGAGGTTACGGATTCCTTATAAGGAACTCCGATATAATTAGGTATGAGCAACAATAAAGGCTATACCAAAAAGACAGAGATAAAGAGCTTCGTAGAAGCTGAAGAGATTGAGCTTGCAACTAAGATTGCAAATGCTCTCGTTAATGAAGAGTCTAATGCATACATTGTGCACTTGACTAAGAAGCTTGATGCACTTAAAACTGCACGGTTGAGGAAGCTACTCTAAAAGGAACTCTGATATAATTAGGTATGACAATGAAACACGGACGATACACGGTAAAGGTTGAGATAACCGGTAATGATATTAACGATACAGTTACTATGGATTACTACCCAACTGAAGAGATGACAGTAAAGCAAGTTATGGAGAAGTTTGATTACTGGAATGCTAAATCCTCAAAAGTTATCAGTGTAAGGCGTGTCGCTTAATAGGAACTCTAATATAATAAATAATATGACTGATAATAATAATAAAATCGAAATGCAACTTAAAGACGGTACTACTGAGTACTGGGATCATCAAACGTTTGCTCGTTGGGCTTCTCTTATTGAGGGTATCCAGACGGTAGATCAGAAGCTTCAAGATGCTAATGTACCGGATACCGACAATAAATGGATCAAGCCTCTAGCTTTTGAGAAGTATATTCAAGAACGCTTTCACTCGATGCTACGTGATACTGAAGTAGAGCATCGCATTGGTAATATCTAAAACTTTCCTCGTTGTTCATATTAAGAGAGCCGGCTTACGCCGGCTCTTTTTATGTTGGGGTAGGTGTCGAAGCGCTTGGAGTAGGTACACCACCACCTCCCCCACCATTAGGATTAGTTGGTGTCATTGTCGGGGTAGGAGTTGGTGAAGCTGTTACTGATGGTGTTGGAGATGGGTCTAATGATGTATCGAGAATATCAACATCGATACTTGTAAGTATACCATCCAATGTAAGAGTCATTGTCTCTGGACCTTCTGTAATGCTATCTTCAAGAGCACCGATAAGAACGCTAGCTTCATTACTATTAATAGTAAAGTCACCTGTTAAATCTTGATCAATATCATCTTCATCAATACCGGTAATGGTGTAAGATATATCAGTACCGTCATCAATACCAGTTGTGTAGAGAGTAATGAGAACATCATCACCTTCTTCAATTTCTGTATTACTTGCAACAAGTGAGAACGTTGGTGTTGTTGACGTATCATTAATTGTTACATTAGATGAAACGCTGAGACCATCAAGAGTAATAGTCATTACCTGTGAACCTTCTGTTGAACCGTCCTCTACAGCCGTAATAGTAATTGTATCTTGCTCATTACTAATAGTAAAGGTACCTGTTAAGGATTCATTAATATCAGCAGACTGAATACCAGTAATTGTATATGGTATAACAGTACCTTCAGCAACGTTTGTAGTATAGAGACCAATTGTTAACGTATCCCCTTCATCCATTTGATTACTGAAAGGTACGAGACCATAAATTGGATTCGGTGTCGGTGATGGGCTTGGTGAGCTACTTGGAGAAGGAGCTGGTGTATTACTTGGTGTAGGAGATGGGTTAATAGATGTATCATTAATTGTTACATCTGATGAAATACCAAGACCGTCGAGAGTAATAGTCATTGTCTCACTACCTTCTGTTACAAGATCAGCATAAGCAGAAAGAGAAATGGTGCCGATACCACTATTAACAGTAAAGTCACCTGTTAATGGCTCATGAAGATCACTTGAATCAATACCGGTAATTGTATAAGGTACAGTTGTACCGTCAGCAACGTTAGTTGTAAAGAGACCAACTGTTAAATCACTACCCTCATTAACTTCATTAAAGTATGGAACAAGAGCATAAATCGGACTCGGTGAGCTGCTATTTGATGGGGTGACTGAAACGGATGGAGCTGGTGTATTACTTGGTGTTGGTGTTGGATTTATTGATGTATCGTTAATTGTTACATCTGATGAAATACCGAGACCGTCAAGAGTAATGGTCATTGTCTCATTACCTTCAGTTATATTATCAGCATAAGCAGAGAGTGAGATTACATCTTGATCATTATTAATGGTAAAGTCACCTGTTAATGGCTCATGAAGATCTCCTGAACCAATACCTGTAATTGTATAAGGAATAACTGTACCGTTAGCAACGTGTGTAGTAAAGAGACCAACTAACAAATCATCACCCTCATTAACTTCATTAAAGTATGGAACAAGAGCATAAATTGGATTTGGTGTTGCAGATGGGCTTGGGAGAGCCGATTGCGATGGGTTAGGAGTATTACTTGGGGTAGCTGTAATAGTCGAAGGTGGTGTACTAGTCGGTGCGTTAGGAGTATTACTTGGGGTAGCTGTAATAGTCGAAGGTGGTGTACTAGTCGGTGTTCCAGTTGGAGTTTCGGTAGGAGTCCCGGTAGGAGTAGCCGTAACAGTACTTGGTGGTGTCCCTGTCGGTGTTCCAGTTGGAGTACTGGTCAAAGTAGGAGTCGGGGTAGGGGTAGGATACGATGCGGCAGGAGTGCTACTCGATGTTGGTGTTTGTGTAGGAGTAGGAGTACCACAAGGCGTAGAGCTCGCAGTAGGGGTAGGGTTAGGAGTACCAGTCGGAGTTGGTGTTGACGTTTGTGTCTGTGTAGGTGTCTGTGTTGGTGTTGGTGTTCCAGTCGGTGTAGGATCTAAACATACCATAGGACAGTTGAGAGTATATCTCCAGCCTGGTTTATCATGAACAGGAGATTGAATTGTAACAAGCGCTTCTTTCTCATTAAAGAGTGATTCAACAGACTCTATCATTCCTTCTGTAGTTGTATCAACAACAGGGTAACCATCATCAGCAAGAGTGGTACCAGAAAAATCAATATCCTCTTTAATTAACGCATCAATAAATACTTGTCTCTTATAGCCACCATATACATAAGCAGCATTACCAACAAAGCCTGTATCAATAATAACACTACCTTTGTAAGTTACAATGAAACGATCCGGACCATCCTCAACATCATACTCAAGCATAACACAACGATTATTGTTATTAGTAGGAGTAACAGATGGAGTCTGGGTCTGAGTAGGTGTCGGTGTACCTGTACCAGTAGGTGTAGGTGTATGTGAAGGTGACTGTGAAGGAGTTACTCCAATAGACGTACTCGAGGTAGGAGTCACAGTTGGTGTTCCTGTTGGAGTACCAGTTGGAGTACCTGTTGGGGTACCTGTTGGGGTACCGGTTTGTGTCGGTGTTGGAGTAAGAACTTCAGAGCTACTTGGAGTAACTGATGGAGATGGAGACGAGCTTTGTGAGCTCGTTGATGGTGATGGGGAAGGTGAAGATGAAGATGAAGCTTGACTAAATGGTGTAACAGTAGACCAAGCAGCTGGAGTATATCCATCAAAGCCAATCTCAAGAACACGATCTGCTTCACCAGGAGCCATAAAGACTTGCTGATTCAAGAGTGAGCCATCTGTATACCAAGCCAAGTCAGCACCAGATGAATCCTCATCAAGAATAGCACTAAGTGGATTAAAGGAAATAGAATCATCTGCTGGATCAATAGCAATCTGATAAGGAAGGTTCCATGGAGTGTTATAAATCTTACCATCAGGACCTTCAACAGAGAACATACTAGCAGGCTGTCTACCCCATGTATTGTGTCTGTCAACATCTGAACCAGTATAACCAGCAGTCATTGCACTGTAGATGGTATATGGGTAAGGAATCTCAGTTACACTATCATCTGATGTATCAATCTTAAGAACACTACGAGCGTGAGTACCGTGAGAGTAAATGCAGCCATTAGAAGCAAGAACACCACCCTTATACTTGTTCCACTGAGGACAGCGCAAGTAGAAGTAATCAGTATTAGCAGATGTTGTAGTATCGTAATCAGCATTACCAGTAAGAGCTGTACCAATAAAGGAAATAGAGTCGTCGTTAAGATCAATAACTTGAACTTGACTCGCACCGTATGGGATACCATAGATCTTATCATTACCACCATTAACAGCGCCCCAGTAAGAACGATAGATAAAAGGAAATACAGCTTCATCAGCAGCAGCTAGTGAAGTTCCACGAGCTGTTTCGAATGGGTCTGTCGGTACTGTATAAGTGAGAGAAGTAACAGCTGACTCATTACCATTTGCATCGAATGTGAACTTCTTAGTAGACTCAGATCCACTATAAGATGTCATATAAGCAGCACCAGCACCGTTACCGTTATCTTGAAGAGCAATACCTCTTGTTTGAAGACCGTAGCCAACATTAATATAATCTACAGTAACGTTAGAAGGGTCTTCTGTATTAACAATAAGTGGACCGTATGCAGCGTGAGGAGCAGCATAAATGCGCTTATTAGAAGCATATACAGCTCCTACCCATTTCTGGTTACTTGTAGATATGCCAGTTACACTATAAAGGGTTTGCGAATCGTCACGTGGATCTGTTCTTACAACATCAGTAGCAGCATAAGGAATTGAGTAGTGGTAGCTGTTATGGTCTGTTACACTACCACGGAACTGAATCAATGTACCGTTACTGATATCATTACCAATAAAGGTATACTCTCTATCAGGAATATTGTACTGCTTAAATCCTGTCATGTCGTAGGAAGTAAGCTCATAACCAGTATTAAAGCCAGCAGCAGTATCTGCATCCTCAATTAACTTATTAATGTCGTTGTGAGTACGGAGGTTAACAATACTATCAACTCTATTAGTCGTATAAGTTGGTCCAAGGAAAATAAGCTCGTCATCAATGAGAGCGAAGTGAGGTGTGCCTGAATCACCGGCAATTAAACCTTCTCTCCAAGCTTGTAAGTCAGTATCAATTGGATTACCATACATCATCTTACCAAGATCACCTGTTTGGTAACTATTTGGAGAAGCATCAAAACCAGCAATACCCTCTTCACCAACATCAATAGAAGTTGCACGTGAAATAAGAGACTTCTCTTCTTGGTCAGTATGTATAATAGGGAAGTCGTCAGTAAAAGAAAAGCGTCCAGGTAGGTATGCAGGTAGAGTAATTTGACTTGGATCAAGATACTTGTAGAAGTCTGGTGGAAACACTTTAAGTGGTTCAATCTCTGAAGGAAGATCACTATCAAGAACAGCTACATAATAATCACCGTTAGCAGAGCCCATTCCGTGATAAGCATTTGCTGTAATTACTCGATCGTATCTAACGTTATTTCTATCGTAAAAATAAACAATCTTATTAACAGGTAATACATAGTGCCTTGCAAAAACCATGTGTCTTGGTGTAATAAGAGCACCACCCATTCTTGTACCAGCAACACCACCAACATCGTTATTGTTTAAAGGAGAAATACCTGTAGAACCAACAAGAGCATGCATCCAGTTATCAGTTGTTCTGGTCATTGTTGCTGCATTACCCAAATTATTGAACATCGGCTTATCAGTCGATGCATCATATCCGTTAATTGCTGTAAATACAGATTCGTTAACTACGGTTTTTAAGTCTCTGGCCATTTTATTATTAGATGTCTAAGTTTGTGAATACGATTTTACGAAGTGTTTCATGTTGCTGTGTAAGACCGCAAAGGTATTCATCTTCTACACCACATGAAAGAGTATAGAACGGGCAACCAACTGTTATATTCCAGTTAGATGAGGAAAGGGGCTCGAACACTTCAACAAGTGCTCTAGATGTATCAGTATCTTTATAGATTGATGTTTCAACTGTTAATGTATTACTAACATATGGGTAACCATCTGGTGCAAGGTCAGTTGCTGGGTAACTGCCATGATTAGCAGATGAGAGTAAACCTGTAATGAATGTAGATCTTGATGCACCACCATAGTTAAATGATTCATTACCGATAAAGCCTGAATCGTGTTTAACTTCATTATCTAATGTAATAATAAAGCGATAAGGATCACCTGTAGTAGAGTAATCTACATTTACGTCACCAATAAATGCTGACATTTGGTATAAGAAAGTACTAGGATAAAAGCCTTCTGGTGAACTTACTGGTACACCACATGCACCATCAGCACAACCAACATGAGGCTCCATTCCTAAGAATGGAAGTATAGGTCTATCTTCTCGTGCTGGTACACCTTGAGGATCTGGTCCGAGAGCAGATAAATTATTAGTAAAAGGTGTTATTGGTGTAAATTCTAATGCACTCTCTTGGATGCTATTCTGATTACCTTCAACGTGGAAGCCATCAATAACAATCTCACCAGTTACAGTAGCTGCATTAACTGGCTTAACAAAGGAAACACCTGGTCTGTATCTTGTACCACTATCAAAGGTGAGGTTAACATCTTGCTTAAGGATAGGAGTAAAAAACTCTTCACCTTGTTTCTTATAGTCAACAGTTAATGTTCTACCATAGTTACCAAGTCTTGCTCTAACTGTCTTCTTACCTTCTTCGATAAGTTCAAAAGCTGATAATGACTCAGTAGAAACAATATTACCATCAGCATCTCTAACATGAACACCATTTGGCACTACAGCAGATAAACCATCTCTAGTATCACCACTACCATAATCATCAATAGGTTCGCCAAATGCTCCTAAAGTATCAAAACCTACACCAAGAATCTTACCACTTAAAGGTTCTGCTTTAGAAGTAAGGTCATATGTACCTGTAAAACCTAAATCAGGACCAACACCACCACCAGCTACTGCTGAAAGAGCATCTTGAAGAAACATACAAAAACCAATCTCATCTCCTGGTGCAGCATTAGATAGTTCATATGTAAATGACCAAATAATATCATACTCAGGAGACATACCTTCTTCGAAAACAGCTACAGCAGCTGCATCGGTAGGGAGACCAGTTGGATATACCATACACTTATTTAATCGTGTGTATGGGCTTTACAAGAGATAAATTACATTCCCCACTCAAACTTGACCATTCCTGGAGCTGTGTGACCAAAAGATCCACCATGAGCGTGATTTGAAGCACCAGGCGCGCCAGCACCACCCCAGAATGAAGCATTACCATTAACCTCTTCATCACCACCGTCGTTTGTATCTTGACCACCAAAGGCGCCAGAGAGCATATGTACTGCGAGAATGTGATCGTCAGTTGGGTCAGAAGAACCACCATTTGCAGTAAGTGTTTCAATCCAAGTCCAATAGTCTGGCATTGAAGCTCCGAATGAACGAGCAAGTTCAACAGTCAAACCACTTGACAAGTAAGAAATATAAGAGTCATTACCTGGTGTCATTGATGTTGTAACACCGTCACCAACAAAGTAATCGATTGTTGTTCCAATAGGAGCTGAAAGAATACCGTATACAGTAGCAGCTGCACCACCTGCTCTACTACCACCAGTAGAACCAGATCCTGTTACCCAGAACTTTGTGTAAGTTGCTTGAGTTGTAAATGACCCAGCACCAGCTGTATCATAAGCTACAAAACCAGGAACTGGAGCAGCAATAATAACCTCATCAGCTAGAGGTGAGAAAGAATCACCTTCAGCAACTGGAGTACCATCTACTGTAGCCTTAAGACCATTTTCAACCTTGAAGGTTGGAGTAGCAGTATTGTCTGGAAGAGCTTTAATAAATACAAAGCCATTAGCACTTTCATCCGGAAGATTAAAAGTAGTATGACCAGCATTAGCACCATATGTATCACCAATAACAGCAGAGAGATCAGGATAATCAGCTCCAGCAACTGTCTGACCATCTGCTAGCAACCAACCAGTAGGCATTGCAGTAAGAGCAGCAGACTCAACCATACCACCAACTGGAACTGTACCTGCAGAAGAGTTAAAAAAGACAGTAGCGTTAGATTGAGGAGCAGCCCATTTAAGATTACCTGCTGTATCAACTTGAAGGTAGCTATTAGCACCACCAAGACCACCAGTTGGAAATTGATAATCAACAGCATTGATATTCAAGTTCTGAGGCAAATAAAGGTGTGAAGTAGAATTAGGGGTAATTCGATTAGTCTTAATCTGTGTACCACTCAAAGAAATCTTACCATCAATAAGTTCAATTGAGTTACCAGTAATATCTACTGCACCACTCAAGTGTTGTGATGAAAGAGTACCAACAGCAAGTGTACCTTCTACATCATTAACGATAATAGAACCATCAGCAGCTTCAAAGAGAACAGCAACACGATCCCAACTATTACCATTCTTAGAATATAGTGTATTGGTTACAGTATTAAAAGCAAAGTCACCATCAGCTCCTTCTGTTATTGTTTCATGGTTAGCAGATGAACCGAGAAACTTATTACCGGTAATTAGACCACCAAGAGTTGAACCATCCCCAACAAATAGTCTTTTACTATCTGTAGTAAAACCAAGTTCACCTTGATCAAGTGTAATAAGTTGACGATCTACATCTGTACCGCGACGTACAAGAAGCTTAAGAAGAGTGTTTTCGAGAATTTCGATTTTCTTTGACATGATTTTTAGAATTTAAAGACTGGAATTGCAAAATTACCTTTATTACCAGAAGCAATCTGAATAAAGCCAGCAGATGAAAGAGCAACAGCAACACTATCGCCATCAGCGTTACCAGAGAGTACATTTACAATTGCTTCACTACCTGGAGCTTCAGCATCCATAGAACCGAAGAAGATCTCACCACCGCCAGATGTGTCAGTACCGGAAAGGTTTTGTTCAATTGAACTACTTGTTGAAATAACACGACCGGTAGAATCATACTCTGAAGTATTAAATGGATGCATTACGGCACCACCAATAATTTCAAGTCTAAGCTCTCCTGTACCTGGTGTCTTTTGAAGACCATTACCAAGAGCAGACAAAGCAATAGCATCAGCACCAACTGTATCATCACCAGCATAAGCAAAGTCAAGCTTATTGCCATCAAATGTAAATGCTTCAGTAACATCAACACCAATTGGATCACCACCAGCACCGCTGAGACCTAAACTAATATCACCTGAGCTGAGATAGAGTCTAGATGATTCAAGTTGACCTGAACCATTAACAAAAATAGTTGAACCATCAACTGCTGCAGAGAGACCAGTTGATGTAATCTCAATACCACCATTAGGTACTACGAAATCGGAAGCAACCTTATCGATTGTAATACCATTATCCTTAAGCTCAAGTACACCAGCATCATATTCAAGAGTAGTACCATCGACCCTTGTACCAATAAATGCCCATGCACTAAGTTGAGCAGCATCTGTACCAGAAAGCTGATATAGAAGGTTATCTTCATATACCATATCACCAGTAACAGCCTCAGTAAGGTCTGTTCTTGTACCAATATACATTGGTGGGTGATTCTTAGCACCTACTACATTACCACCTGAGAGGAATCCATCACCAACAAATACTCTCTTTGAGTCTGTTGTGTAACCAAGTTCACCCTGTTCAAGGACTACACTCTCACGTTGAGCGTCTGTACCTCTTCTTAATTTAAGTTTTACGATTTCGATATCTGGCATTTTTCTAAAATGTTAAGCTGTTCGTTCCCAGACATACATACCGAATGCTGGAGGAAGATTGTTATGAGATTGACCACCACCGGCAGTTGTAGATTCTAGTGAAATGGCATAATCAGCATTCTTATGACTACCAACTCTCTGGCCTCCTGTAGGGTTTGGAATGCCTGTATAGTCTTTATGATCTACTACCGTCTCGTGAGTGTGAGCTGCAAGTTCATTTACTGTTAAGGTATGCTCATATTCACCAGCTGTGTCTGTATCACCTGATGTTACTGTATGAGTTGCACCATTAATGTCAGTACCAGTACCAACACCAGCAATAAATTGACCTTCTGCAACTTGAGTCCAAGATGTACCAGCCATACGAGATCCAGGGTTGTTATTGTCTTTAGAGAAGAATAACGAACCAACAGGGTAGATAACATCAGCAATGGCAGAAGCAAAGTTAGCACCAAGCGTACCACTCACCTCAATACCTTCTCCTTCACGACCAACAGATAAAGCACTTTTATTACCGAAACCATCATAGATGTCGGCTTTACCAGAAGCTGGGAGAGGAGCACCTTCTGCATGAAGAACACCAACGTAAGTCTCAGAGATGTTGGTATTAGTTAGTGATTGACTTGCCATACTTATATTTAATACAGCAAGATGGATAAGCAATTAAATTTCTATAATTCCAGCAGAAGTATAAGAAGGTTGAACTTTAGATCCAACACCAGGTTGTACAAAATTCATTAACCTATCTTGTAGTTCATATACGAGAGCAAAGCAACGATTAAGAACACCTGTAAGGTTCTCTTCATTACCATGAACATATAGATTCTCAAGCTCTTGAATTAAGAACTTATCAAACTCAACATTATAGTCGTAATCATCAAGCTCAAGAACATCATCTACATACTTACCGGTAAATCTACCAATAATGTTATTCTTAAGAGTTAATGTATCGTTAACTACTTTAAAGAGTTCAGTATTAACAACAGACTGTTGAATGAATGAATCTGTATTCAAAGAGAAAGCAGCACTACCGTAGTTAGCATAGTTTTCATCTTTAAGAACTCTCTGATAAGCAGTATGGGTAGGTTCATTAAAGAAGTACAATCTACCATCAGTAAGCATGATAGCTCTATCTGTACCATCTTGGGTTGGGAAGATGTTAAAGTTGTTAATGTTATAATCAAGAAGACCATCAACTGTAGTAGAGCTACCTGAAGAGTTAAGATTCCAGAAGAAGTTAGCATCAGCAAAGTTAGCATTAGTAAAGTTCCACCTGTTATTAGTAAAGGCGTCTTCACTTGGTCGTAGAAGGTAAAGTCTCTCACTTCTAAACTTACCGATAACCTCTTCAGGTCGAGTCTTGAACTTTTTATAAACAGTCAAGTTGGTTGAGAAATACCAGAAGTTACTATCTGTACCTGAGAATGTAACATCATTAACTACCTCTTCATCACCAAGCTTATCTTTAAGAGTTACTTTCTCTTTATCTTTAAAACTATCTCCACTAAAGCGATATAAGAAGGCTGTTCTATTTGTAATGTTATCAGTTGTTACATCTTTATAAGTTACAACATAGAAAGTACCAAAGTCAGGATCAAATGCCATACCACCAAATGTCTCAGTTCTAAGATCAATAGAAGTAATACGTGAGGTAAAGTTAAAGTCACTATCAAACAACTTAACGCAGAAGTTACCAGAATCAAGCACAGCAACCTTATCATCGTAAGCAGCAAGCTTTGTAGGACGCAAGAACTTTGTCTGACGCTTACCATCACCAAAACCACCAACTAGCTCAATATAGTTTCTCTTATTCTTAAGAGCAGAGTCGTTGTTTTGATAACCTTCAATATCATACTTAAGTACTGTATTATTACCAGTATCAGAAACATATAGAAACTTATTGGTTGAAGCAAGACCACCAAGTTCAGCAAATGCTAAGTCGTTTTCTTCAGTTTCATAACCTGTAGAATCTTCAATAATCTTAATAGATGTACTTGAACCTGTTAAAGATATAAGGTTAGAAGATGTACAACAGAATAAAGAGAAGTTATTTGAATCATCATAATCTACCTGAGCAGTAGCATCAACAATATAACCAAAAGCACTTAAGAAGTTGTTATCAGCGAACTTTACATTAGACTTAAATCTTGGATTATTTTGATCACTAACATTAATCTCAAAACCCGTTGAATAGGTATTTGGTGCTGATGCATATGTAATGGTATCAGTAGCAGGTAGTTTATTAGAAGAAATAAACATACGAGAGTAGGCAAATGTATTATTCTCTCTAAGCTTATCTAACTTAAACTTAAATAGATCAAAATTAAAGTTATCATTAAGACTGAAAAGACAATCACTCTCTTTATTTGGAAGAATGTTTGGACTATCTGCAATTACTCTATCCTGAAAGTATGTTGTATAGAAGAGATCAGTAGCATATGTAGACTTCGGTGAAAGAGTCTTACCAGTACTTACTTCGGTAGCAACACCATCCTTTAACTGAGCATAACCGCTAAAGTCGGCTCCTGTTAAAGTGAACAAGCTACCATCTGTATAGATCTTTTTGTATGTTGTATAATCAATCATCTTAATACGTTTTAAAAATTACATCATTGATCTTAACACCAACTGGTGCAAAGCTATTAGCTTCAGCAAGTATAGATGTCTTAATCTGTTCCCTAACAGCTTCATCTGTAATCTTGAGATTGCGAACTACAATGTCAATGTTCTTAGAAGAGTTAGTTCTGTTAAACTTGAAGAACTGCTGAATCTCTGTCTTTGAAGTTCTTTGACCTGCAGGTATAGAAAGTACAATATCATCAATCTTCTTCTCAAGCAAGAATAGGGCATAAACCAACTCAGTGCTAATTGCTTCATTATAGATATATGGGTTAGCAATTGTAAGATCTTTGCAATAGTAATAACCAGGTTGTTTCAAGTATGTTGAAAGATCCATATTACTCTGGAAACCAGCAGTACCCATAAAGAACTCATCACTAAAGACATCTTGAATGAGATACTTACCAGGAGAGAAGGTTTGGTTCTCATAAAGTACACCATTTACATAGAGTGAAGCATTACCTTGTTTAGTATCAAGTCTATAAGTAAAGTTGTAGAAGCCAGCTTCGAATACAGTCGGATCAAATACAATATTCTGTGTAAGAATATCTTCTGTATTGAGATAGTTCCTTAAGGTAAGCTTAAAGTCAATAGACTTGGCATCATAGTTATGTGTAAGTGTATTATAGTTAGTGAGCTTCTTACCAGCAGTATTACTTGCAAGAGTACCTTCAATACCAAAAGCATCTAGTACTGGAGCTGTACCCTTAACACCATACAAGTTGTTATCAGGACCTTCAGCAAGGAAGATTGGATAAGTTACCTGCTCCCCATTAACATACTCATTAACCCAATCCACTGAAATGAATTGACCACCTGAAAGAGTTGTAATATCAGTTAATTGTTCTGATACTAATACTTCATCAATAGAACCTGAAAGTTCAAACACACCACTTGTATTGAATATATAATATTCATCAGATTTAATAGTATAGATCTTATCTTCTGCTACAACAAAGTCCTTAACACCACCCTTAAGGAAAGCTTCTGGAGCATCATCAAGGTTATGCTTAACAACATAAGAAGATACTTGATAGAATACTGTATTGTCATTCTCCCAGTTCTTATTCTTACCTACAAGCTTATATGTATTATCATTATACTCTAGAACATTATCATAAAGACAAAACTCGTTCTTATATACATCAAACTCTTCTGCAGTAACATCAGTAACTTCAAAGGTATCTAGATCGAAGCGCCTTACCTGTTGATCAGAAGAGATAAAGTCAATGTGTTCATGATTCTCATAGAAGCCATAGTAATCAAGAATCTCTGAACCACACTCAAGCTTAATCTTATTACCTTGTGAGTTAACCTTATAAAATAAGTTACCAGCTGTAGTTACAACATAATCATCAAGAGCACTTCTCTTAAATACATTCTTAATCTTTGTCTTGAAGTCTACCTTATTAAGAAGAGTAAAGTCAGTATTGTAAATGTAAAGAGTATTCTCACTAACAACATGTACAAATGGTGTAACTGTCTGATCTTGGAATATACCAAAACCTCTATTAGTATTATTACCAAGAAGAGAGAAACCATACTTATGGTTAGGGTCAAGATACATGTTAAAACTAATAGTAAAGTTCTTAGTTTCATCTACCTTCTTAGATACATCAAAGCATGTGAAGTTAGTTCCATCAAAGGTAAATTCAGAGCCTCTATAGTCGTTACAAATGTTTTCTGTCTCACCTCTAACTGTTTTAGATGTTGTATAACTATCAAAGCTAGATACTAATGGTGTAGAGCTTTCTACAATATTACGAACATCAGCATTACCAATACGCTCATACTTAACTTTAGTATTTGGTGTAATAGCAGCATCACTCTTCTTATCAAAGAACTTCTCTTTACCAAGAACAAGGTCAGATACATCAAAATCAATACCATCAACACTATCCAAGAAGGAAGGGCTAAAGTAAGAAGTAGCAGAAAGAGCAGCTTCTTTAGAGATCTTATCTGGGTAGTAATAACGATCAACCCAAAGTCCCTTTTCACCAAGAGTACCACCACTTAACCATGTGCAGAGATAACGACCATTATCATATTGAGTTGTATTCTTACGCTTAACTAAAACCTTATCAGAAAGCTTAGGAGTAGGACCAGCAAAAGCACCATTAAAGACAAACTGTGAATCATTCACATTAAGCTTGTCATATGGATACATAGATGATGGAGCAGTAAAGTGTGTATCAGAACCATTTGTTACAAATACATCTTTATCATAGAAACTATAGTTAAGATTAATCTTATTAAGACCTTTTTCTTGATCTACACCAGTTTCAATATTGTAATACTCTCTAGGATCAACACCAAGACCAACCTTACTATCAACCATGCTAGAACCACGCTTAACAAAGTTAAACTCTGAGCGGTTAGTATCAAGAGCAAAGTAGTTAACAGGAAAACTGTCAGAAGAGATAGTATTGTAGTTTGTAGTAAACATGTACTGACCTTCTTCATCAGTATTACTATTCTCACCATCAAGTATAAGGTTAGTAGTTTTGAAGTTATTGTAACTTGCAAAGCTCTTATTAATAAACTCTTTGTTTTGATCTAAGTTGTAGTTAACATGAATAAGGTTATTAATACTACGGTTAAGATCACCGGATAAAAATGGCTGAAGGGTAAGTTCACCAGCACTTAAGGTAACAACTTGAAGCTTGGATTCGTAAAACTTATAAAGTTGGAGATAACCGTCATCATCAAGAACATAGCGAAATACATCTGCACGCTCTCGTTCAATATTCTTATACTCATCTGTATTTTGGTAGAATACAAACTTATCAACATCTGTATTGTAGTTAAGATAGTAATCAAAAACACCATTGTTATGCTTAATACGGCAAAGGTTATTGTTGAGAGCTTCAATCTCGAAGAAGTAGTTATTCTCAAAAAATCCTGTTTTACCGAGTGGCTGAATGCCAATAGCTTTTTGTGAATCTGTAAAATCTTGTGTACTCTTGAAAATGTAGAAGTATTCATCTGGAGCATTAGCAGGTCGCTCAAAGCCAAGGGTTGTTACTAATGATGTAGACTGATCTTGTTCTAATGATGAAACAGATATAAAGTTCGTAAGCTTATCTCTATTTGTAAGGTAGTAGGAGCTATAGTTGTTAATGCTACTATCTTTAGCATTGGTAAAGGCATCAATCTTATTAACAGTAAAACCTTGCTCCAAAGTAGATTTTGCCTGTTTTACAGAGATATACCTATCCTGATATTCAGCCTGAGGAAAGGATACTGCTGAAGTAGAATGAGTAAAGATGTTGGCCATTATACTTATTTAATGGCAAAGTCTGCTTATACAATCAGTTATTTAGATAAGTTACGTATGTACGACCGTCAAATTTAGACTCAAGGTTAGCTACTGTATTAGAACCTGAAGCACCAGTCATTTGAGTAGACTGAATACCAAGCTTTTGAATATTGTCATAGTAACTTTCTCTTACAAGCTTGATTGGCTGGAAGATATTAGCATAGAACCCATTATTGTAATGTACAAGGAACTGTGCTGTTAGAGAAGTAGCAAAAGAGCTTGTAAAGGTATCATAAGTATGCTCATAACTATCAAGAATAGTACCACCAACTTTACCATAGAGCATTTCATTAAAGATAGACTCTTTCTTATAGTTAAAGACGAGATCTTTCTGATTGAAGTTTACATCAGATCCATCACCCCAGTTAATGTCAAGAGTAAGTGCCTGATTAGCTTCTTCCTCAATACCAGTTAAGATGAATGTAATAGTAGGGTCACCTTTAAAGGCAATTTCCTCTTTAAGAACATCAGTATTCTCAGTAGTAGCAGAAAGGTTAATATAAATGGTACTCATTAGATTGTAAGGGTAAAGTTATCTTCATCTCTTGTAAATGTACCACCATTAGCAGAGATAGAACCGAAGTTTGACTTATCGCCAAATGTAGTTGTACGTGCAATATTATTTATTGTCTCATATCTATTTGAATCGATAGCACTCAAGGAATTGTCAACAAGCTTGAATGAAACATCAACAAGGTGAGTAAAGTCGTTCATATCATTAGCAATGTATGTCAACTTGAAGAGGTCATTTCTGCTATTGTAAGCAATAGTAGGGGTATGAATAGATGTAGGAACGTAGTTACGATATGTATCAAGAGCATCATTAAGTTCAAAGTCAGTAACTGAGTTACCAACATCCTTACGAGGATAGATCAAACGTGACTTATTAGTATCAATAGAGTATTCGTAAATCTCTGGGTAGTAAGCTTTATAGTTATCAGCATCATTAGTACACTCACCATCTTGTCTAAACTTACCAAAGTAAATCTTACCTGTCTTTTCTACATAGAACCTATTAGTAAATGTATCAGTGTTATCAGCACTACTTGCAGAGTAGTAAGTATTAACAGTTCTTGGATTTACAAACTCACCATCATCATACTTGATCTTATCTACAAGGAGACCTGACTTAGTCTCGAGGAAGATTGTATTCTGAATAATGTCAAAGTCTACAAGCTCATTATTAATTTGAGATTGAACAGCTGTAGAGTATTTGCTAATTAGTGGTGCAAGAGCAGCTGAAAGTTTCTCTGATGTAGAATAAGTACCATTCTTAATGTATAGTGTACCATCTAAAGTAGCCTTCTCTTCATTAGTAAGTGAAGTAGTACTTGAAGAGAGGTTAGAGAGAACTGAGCTAGCTCTTTCATCAACAGAGTCAACAAATAGTAGGTTATCACCATATACAAAGTCGTTTGGAAGCTGCACATCATCTGAAAAGAAGCCACCATCATAATCTTTATAGCCAATACCAGCAGAAAGGTAGTATTTAACATCTGGGAAGAACTCATCATTCTGATCTACAGTAGCATCAGCACGAATCGTGTAGTGTGAGTTACCATTAGCATTGTCAGGAAGCTCTTTACCATCAAGGAAAGTAAGAGCACCACCATCTCTATACAATGGTACAATATTTCTTGAATCTTGAATAAGATCTTGATATGGGTAAAACTCTCTCATGTAGAAATACATAGGATTGTCTAATTCATCAAATCCATTAGTATTTGTACTTAAACCAGATCTAAATGTATTACCATTTTGACCAGTTAAGCTATAGTTGAAAGATGCACCTTCAAATTGATCAAAGAATACGTGACCATTTAAAAGTAAGTTCTTAACTGTATTGGAGATATCTTCTGCTCGTGGTTTAAGAGGCTCAGCCTTAAATAAGGCATACTCATTACCATATACATCTGTCTGATGCTTTGAAACGAGACCCTCATTATAGAGATCAGTAAAGTTAAGCTTATAACTGATATCATTAAGATCTTTAAGCTGTGTAGTGTTACGTTCTTTAGTAGTAAAAGATTCGAAAGTAGTTACCTTATTTGTGGTCTTTGGATCACCAGCAGTAAAACCACTTGAAACGTTTCTTGTATTACCACGATGATCAAATTTGTAATATACAGGATAGTCAGCTTGTGGGTTAGTTGATACATTACCAAACTTAGCAGGATCTGGGAAGATGTAAACTTTATCTTCTTCTAAAGCAGAACGATCAATCTCGTAGTTATAAGTTTCAGCTTGAAGCTTAAAGAGACCAATATCATCAGGCTGGAAGTTAAGACCAACATCACGTAAAAGCTTTTGCTGACCACTTGGAACAGTAGCAGTATCAGCACCTTGTAAGTTAAGTGCATTAGCAGCTGGATTGTCAGCAGTAAACATTACACCAGATACAGCAGGAGAAGATGTTGTATCGATATAGTATACATCTGTACCAATATACTTTTGTACAAGCGCTCTCTTTAAAGCATAAAACTCGTTAAGAGGAATACCGCCCTTTTTGTATTGATTGTAGAGCTGTACAAGTTCATTATCAGGATTACAAATAGCATCATACTCTTCTGGAGTAATAGCTGGTGGGTTAATGGTGAAAGTTCTAATAGCACCAATCCAATTCAACTCACCTGTAATGGCTTCAATACCATCTGGATCTAACCAATACTTAGGATCGATTTCGTTAATGTTGTTACCATCAGCTGTATCAGGTACATCAAAGTAGTCACCATATACATCTACAAACTCTTCGATCTCAACACCAAGACCTTGAACTGCCTTAAACACTTCATCATTCTCAGTATCAAGAGCATCTTCAGAGTTAAAGATAAAGTTATAGATGTTGTCGAAGATAGCTTTTTCAAGTCCAGTTTGTGAACCCTTCATCTTATTTCTATCAATAACATACTTACCTTCATCACGCTTCTTCTTATAGAAGAGAGCAATGTCTTTAAGTCTGTTAGCAAAGAAAGGAATAGCTACATCAAGGTCAGCAGGATCATTGAAGTTAATCTTTTCGAGGAATCTCTTCTCTGTCTCTGTAGTATAGTTAACTACAATCTCTTTAATAAACTGTCTGTAGTAATCCTTAAACTGCGTCTTTTGTTCTTCTTCAGAGCCACCTTGATCTGCATGCCACAACTGAAGATAAGAAGAGTAAAAGGAACTATACTCTTCAGGAGAATAATCTGCCTGAGTATTGTTAATGAAGTCCAAGAATGAGAAAGGAGCAACAGTATCCTTATAATCAACCTCATTTGGGTTAGTTATAGAATATTTAACAAGTACTGTTCTTAATGATGTATCTGACATAGTATTAATCTTCGAAGAGTTCTAAACCTTCATATAGGCTTTGTGCAAAAATGTTTGACATTGTACCATTATTCTTAGACCAATCTTCATAAGAGGTCATAGTATAAGAAATGGTTGTATTTGGATCTGTCCAATCAATGATAGAGTCTGTAATCTCACCTTCTGTCTCTCTCTGATAGTAGAAGTTGTAGATATCTGTAATGTCTCTACCACCACCGGAAAGTAATGGCCAACCCCAAGTAGAGTTATAATCACTTAATGAATAGAAAGAGGAATCTGATGAAAGAGCATCAGTAAGAATTTGCAATCCATTCTCTGTAATAATGTCACAGTTAGGAAGTTGCTCTTGCTCAATCTCAGTACCCTCATCTAACTCAACAGCCTCAGCAGAAAGAAGACTACCTGAAGTTGTAACATAAATAAAGCCTGTTGTAGTTTGAACTGCTGGTGTAATAGCAGCGTTAAGAGGAAGGTTAGTATTTAGTGTGATATAATTACCACTATACTTTTCATGAGCTACAATATTTTCACCGACAATAATCTTACTACCAGAAGTAAGAGCATCACCTAAGTTTTCACCATAGAAGTTATTTAAACGATAGCCGTATGTTTGATAGTGTGTATTATCTCTATTTCTTCGTCCAAACAGCTTAGACTTGGAGATACTAAGGAGATCCATAACTCTCATAAGCTTGGGTGGAAGAGAGTATTTGTTGAGTTCTGGTAGATCAAGCAATTGAAGAATACCATCAAGTTGCTCAATATTCGACTCATCAATTGTAGAGTTATTCTCAAAGAAGTTTTGAATCTTCTCATATGTACTCTTACCAATAGAATCTTGTGTAGCTGAAAGATCGCCAAATATAGAACCAATAAAGTCGCTCATTAGAATCTTCGCATCATCAAATAGAGGCTGGATTGCAATCTCCTTAAAAGCATCCTTCATGTCAATTTGCTCATTCTGCTTTGATACAGTATAGAAAGAAGAAGGGTAAATAGTAAATGTATTACTAACTCCTGTATGTGATGGATCTGAAGAGTCTGTAATCTCTGAGTAAGCACTCAAGTATACATTCTCTAATGTTGTTTGATTATCTGTAGTAAAGTAACCTTTATAGAAACCTCCACTATCAAGAGTTGAAAGATCTTGGAAGTTAGAAGAGAATACAGCATCATATACATTTGTACCATCTGTAAGATATAAATCTAGAGAAGCATCAGCTGTGCTAAGCAATGGCATGTTCTTTTGTGAATAGTTAGATTCATCCTTCACCTTAACAACAAAAGCAATTTTAGAGCCTGCAAACTTCGTCTTACCAATATCGAAAATCGTATTACCATCAATACCGTTAGAAGTAATGGTTAAGTCACTATAGGTATTGTTTTCATTAATTGATGCTTTAGCACCGTAAGTTGTAGTATTTGTCTCATCAAATATACTACCCTGCTCGAAGCCAAAAAATAGGTTATAGTTACCAACCATATCGCTTCTGAAGTAGACTTCTTCTGTACCGGTTAATCCAGCAAAGAAAGCATCAGTATCATTTTTATCTGTATAAACGATCTCATTGTTCTCATCCAACTTAACATAAATCTCAGTATTGAGAGTTGTTACAACGTTTGTATCTAGAGCCTCAACAATATTGTTAGTTGTTAATATTTGTACAAAAGAAGATGAAGGTTTGAGATGACCATATGTTTCATCAGCATAACCACGACTAAAGAAATCTGTATCTGTAGCACCAGAAGTGTAGGCTACAATAGTAGGAGTACCAACTCTAAAAGAATTGTATCTCTCAATAGTGATAGGATTAGTAATTTCACCTGTATTGTGCACAATATCAGTAGGAGAATCAATTACAAGCTTATCCTCAATAAAGTCTTTAATCTCAACTTTGGAATGGAAAGTGTCATAATATCCTGTACCATCCTCATTATAAAGATAACAAGAAACCTTATATCTACCAGGCTTATCATAAGCGTGTTGAGCAGTTACTGTCTCAACTGTAGAACTACCATCACCGAAGTCCCATACTACGCGCTTATTAGAAACGAAATCATCAATACCATCCTCCAAGTTAGGAGCAAAGGTTAAAGGAGTGAAAGGTAGTGCATAAGACTCATAGGTTTCCGCACCAGTGTAATCCCTGACATAGAAGAAATTATACAAGAGATCAAACTCACCGGATTGATCAAGTTGTAGAGAGCTTAGCGACATACACTTATTTAATCGCCGAGCAAGTGTTTACAAGCGACGAAGTTCAATCTTATTAGCTATATCCTTTGGATTGTAGAAATAAGCGAACTGGAAGTCTTCAAGCTGATAGTTGAGAGACTGAATAACACGATCTTCGTCTTTATAGTCAGGATTCCATACAGCAAAGCTAAGGTTAGCAACTTCAGCATCACCGTTAACAGTGTGAAGAGCTGTAACACCTGGAATATTAAGAACATCATTAGTAAGAGCAGCTACATCAATAACATCACCCAACTGTACATTGTTAAAGTAGTTGTTAAATGTATTAAAGACAGCTGTCTTAACAGCACCATCATTGATAGCTTGGTTTCTATCTAATGTAATACGAAGCTTAGAGTTATTAACAATATCATCGATTGTATCATTTGTAGCAAATGAACTTCCAAGGCTTGTAGCACCGAATGCAAATGCTTTGAAGATTGGATCAGCAACAACTACGTTCTGAGTAATGTCTTTCTTATTATCACAGAAGTCTGAGATAAGCTGCTTTTGAGCTGCATTAAGGAAGTTTGGAATTGTACCATCTAATGTTGGATTACCGTTTGGTACTGTATAAACATAAACGTTGTTAAAGCTAGTTGAAGTAGAGAAGAGAACTTGTGAGTAAAGAACACGAGCATCATCATTACCATTAGCGAGACCTAAATCATTATAGTAAGCAAGTACTTTTGATGTATAATCTTCGTTAGAAAGAACCTTAACATCGCGAGTAATGTTATTGAAGTTTCTATTAATCTGATATCTGTAATCATCCTTTGTAACAAGACGGTTCTGAGAAGCAAATACTTTAGGAGCATTTGTTCTAATATCTTCTACTGTCTCTGCCTTCTTTGTTGGTGAAGAAGCTGTTGGATTATTAACTGTAAGGTTAGCAAGTTGAGCAGCTGTTATGATTGTCTGATCACTATCAAAGAGAATGTCTTTAACTTCGCCGAAGTTTTTAGAGTTATAAAGGGTGAATGAAGAACCAACAAAAGCACCTGGACCAATATCACCAGCATCATTATCAGATACAACGTAATATATTAATACAGTATCATTACCATTAAGCTGCTTACCATTAAGGTTGTTACCGAACTTAAACTCGTAGTTACCTGAAGCATTAAGACGCTTTTCGAACTTCTTAGCATCAGCACTCTCAAGGAATAGAGAAGCTGTCTCAGTATACTCATCCCAAACACTAGTAACATTATTCTGTACAAATACACTAAAGGTATTATCACTAATAAACTTTGTATTGTTAAGGTTCTTTGCACTTTGAGTAAACTGCTTTGAAGTAAAGCTATCAACAAGAATGATATTCTCATATGGCTCACCAGTAGCATTGAAAGTAGCTTCTGTAAGAGTACCTTGGTAGAGAGTAGTATTAGAAGGAGTAACCTCTTCAATAATATTATCTGCAACCTTTTCAAATGTGATATCTTTAGTGGCTACAAAAGTGTTACCATCAGCAGCAATAGTAGAGTAGCGAGGAATTGTATAAACGTTAGATGCTAGGTTAGTAGCAGAAAGAGAAATATTAGCGAGTGAAGTTTGATCACCAAGAGGCTTATAACCAATGTTAGATACAAGCTTATTCATGTTCTCGTAAATTGTAGCTGTATCAAATGTAGACTCGTTAGAGGTAGTATTGAGCTGGAAGAGAAGAACGTGATACATATAAGCTACAACATCAATGAAAGCACTGAAGTTAGAACCTTCGAAGTTCTGATCAGTAAACGTTTCATTTTCATTCAAACGCTCAATAATGAGATTCTTAAGAGAATCTGCATCGAACGTAAGGTATGCGTTCTTAGGAAGTTTGTAGTCTGTGAAATCTTCTAAGCTCATTATAGATATTTAATCTATAAGCCTTAGTTATCAAACCAAAACGTAGCCATCTTTATTCAAAGAAGCATTTAGAGATAGATCATAGATATCAAGTTTAGGTATACTAAATGTTATCTCAATATTGTATTGATTTTGATCTTGTAGACTCTCAATAGTTACACCTTCTAATGTAATGCGAGGCTCTTGTACTCCTAAGTTGCTATAGATAAACTGAGCCAAGAAGAATGATGTAGTAGTATTAATCGGCTCAAATAGATAGCTTCTAAAGTCGAGACCAAGTGTAGGGTTGAGAAGCTTCTGACCTGGTGTAGTTGTGAGTATATTCTTTACACTATTAATAACAGCTTGACCATCTTGCAATTCATCAAGATCTTTAAGAGTCTGTTCAGCATAGAGAGCAGATTTACCAAATCGTGTCATTCCGAGATCGAACTTAACATCTTTATACAAGTAACCACTCTCGAGGGACTTCTCCTCAATAGAGGTCAATTTAAGGTTATCTAATCTTACTGCCATTTTTAGTATAAATATTTAGTCTTGAGACTAAATAATAGTATGGCTAAAAACAATAAATTTCTCTCCCTTCTTGAGAAGTATCAATCACGTTTTGAACAAAAGGGTTTCCTAGTTGGTGACGTAATCAAGTTCGATGATAACTTCAAGTCTCACGAATCTTACAAAGATCTTCCAGATAATGTAAAGGAAGTTCTCGACTCTTATATCGACTCTGGTCTTCACATTCGTGTTACTTCTGTTGACGGTTCTGGTGAGATGGTTGTTGCACAAGATCATGGTGGTGGTCGTTTTGTAGGTAAAGTAACTATTCCTTGCTGCCTTGGTGCACCTGTTGATTTCGGTGACAATCTTGCTCCTATTCCAGAAGTACAGCGTCACGAGACTAAAGTAGACATTAAGCCAGTTGAAGTTCCTGAACTTCCTGAGAACCCTACCGATGCTCCTACTCAAGTACCTCATGAAGGTGGTAATACTACACACCCTATTGACGAAGAAGATGAAGAGGTTGTAGAAGAGTCTGCTAAAGAGGATACTTCTTACACTCAACAGTATCTTTAATGCCTAAAGAAGATAAATGGTGCCCTGAATGTGGATGCTTCAGTAGTGCCAATCGATTTAAAGCCTTTAGATGTGGTCACTGTGTAAAAGAGCTCGGTGATCCTCTAAAGGATTTGCCTAAGTTTCTTATTGAATATTACAAAAATAAGAAAGAGGTAGAGAAGGCTAAATCACCCAAGAAAGTAGTTAAAAGAGCTACAAAGAAGACTACAAAAAAAGCTGCTAAACGAAAACCTGAAAAGAAGGTTGTTCTTATAGAGGATAGAAAAAAGCCTCGTAAGAAAGCAGTTAAAAAAGCCAAAAAGAAATAACAGAAAAGCCGCTCCGAAGAGCGGCTTTCCTTTTGTTAAGGGTTAAAGGTCTCTTATGTAAGACCTAGGATATTTACAGTTTCAATATCATTAGATGACATACTGTTAAATTGTAGCTTAGTATAGTTTTGGTCTGCTGGTTGAACTTGACTTCTTATACCATTAGAATAAGAGTCAGAAGTACCATCACCCATTAACCAAATTTGAGTAGCTTTATTTTCATTACCACCATTAGCTGTAAAAATATACTGAGCATATTGTTGATGAGGGAATCTGTATGATGTACCTATCTTATAATCATCTCTCCATTTGATAGGGTCTGTAAGCATAAGTTTAATCTCAGCATCAGTAGGCATATCAGCATTACCAAGAAGAGTAGTGACAACCATACTAGCCACTTTTCCGTGAAAGTTTCTGTTAGAACCTCTACCACCAATAGTTAAGTGACCACCAAAAGACCTATCCATTCTAACACCTGTAGAGGTCCAATTAGTTAAGGAAATGTTAGAAGTTACAGAACCAAAGCTTGAGCCACTATACATAACTCTAATATCAAAAGCATCAGCTAAGTTAGCAGCTGTAGCATTACTAGAATTATATCGAGCTCCCTTGTGTGCTATATAAACACCATACCAATAAGGCTGACTAACCACAGTTACAAGGCATTCATTATATCCAACTCCTTCACGACCCCATCCAAAGTATAGATAACCATTAGAAGCCAATCTTAAATAGATATTATCATCATTAGTACCTGCGCCTTCTCCATAGTTCCAAATGTGTTGATTACTATTATGTCTATCAGCTTTAAATACAATTGCTGTAGCCCAAGGTCTTGAATAAGTATTGTTAGAAGTTTTACCTGAGAATGAATTGTGAGCAGGTACTGTAGTTCCTGTAAAGCCCATACTAAGAGGATTAGTAATTGATGAGTTAGATACTTGCTTCAAGTGTTCATTAGAACCACTAAAGTCTAAAGCCTTAGTCCAAGGTGTATCGTTAGTCTGAACAGGCGCTACATCGGTAGCGGTAATTGTAAATGTACCTACAGTACTACCATAAGAGTTAGCTCTTGTTACTGTAATCGTGTAAGTAGTATCTGCTCCAACGTCAGATAAAGTTCCTTGAATAACACTATACCCATCATATACTAATCCACTACCTGAAGGTGTAATAGATACACTTGTAGTCCAAGATGCCCCTGCAGGTGTTACCTGAATATTAACATTAGTACCCTCTTCCTGAGTTATGTCACTAGCACTAAAGGCGCTAGGTGTTAAGTCTGCATCTGTTAAGCTAGTTATTTCTGTCCAGTTAATAACATTGCCACTAAAGGTCTCAGTTCCATCAGGTGCTGAGCTGTGTTGGTATGTGGATACGTCGTGAGTTGCCTCAGGCATATACCAAGTGGTGTTAGTAGGGTCATCTGCGTAGGTATGTGTGTGAGAGAACCCGTCTCCGCCGTTTGTTATTTTATCGTAATACTCAGCCTCTTCTGCTGTAGTGAATAAAGGATAATGGAATACTCCGTCAGGACTTTCTATATATCTAAAGTTCATAGTAGGAGCTAAGTCCTCTAGTTCGTGAATTTTAGGTAGACCTACCATTCTAACTGTAGTGTCTCCAAACTTGACGCCTAAGTGATACTCTAATCCATTAGGGACAGGGTAGCTAGTTCTAGCAATAGGCACAAACAAAGAAGTGGATTCATCAAAATAAGAGATAACAATAAAGTTGTTCTCATCAATACCTACTTTAATTTTAACTAAGTCTCCTGCTAGCCATTTAGCACCTTCAGGGCTTAAGCTAAAAGCAAAGTTTGCATTACTCCATCCTTCCCGCATAGAGTAAGATGTATTAGCTCCGTAGTTAGTCCAAGGCCCGTTAGGAGAAGGGTGGAACCAGTGAGAGAATTGGTAGCCATAGTTACCACTATTAGGCCCATTGCAGAAGCTAGAAGGGTCTGCATAACTAGAGTTCCCGTTATAGTCTCCGTTAGCGTAATCAGCATCACTAGGAACTAAACCAAATCCTATAACACCTTCATTTCTTATATCAAATGTAAAGTATTCACCTGCCTGATTAATAGTCTCAGGCGTCTTGTACCCCCCTGCATTATATCCTGAGGTAGTGGCCCCGTATTCGTCAGCACCTGTCTCAATAGCAGTACCTTGAGCCCCACCTGCTTCAGTGGTAGCAACTCCGTCAACATCTGCAATCATTGTGCTATAAGGGTCAGATATAACTACAGATTGGAAAGCTCCTACAGTAAATAATTCATTTAGGTAGTTTATAACATCATTAAGTCCTCCGCTTATTGAAGCTCCGTCTCCGTCACATACATTTGCGTGGTCTAACTTAGTAAAGTGAGTTACATCTCCAATCTCTGAGTTTATTGTAATCAATCCGTCTCCAGTGTTTACAGCCTTTATAGTGTTAACTCCGTAAGAATGACCGTTATCTAACATAATAGATGTTGATGTTTCATCTAACTTAAAACACACAGTCTCACCTGTTAACTCAGTGCCACCGCCACCCAAACCAACAACGTTAGCTTTTTCGGTTATGTAGCTAGCCGTTTCTTGAGGTGTACTGAATGAGTTACCGTCAGCGTCAGTGAATTCCGTGTAAGGTATTCTGAAAAACTCATATTGAGTAGTTCCCGTCTGGGCAGTTATTATGTCATTAATTACGTTAACCGTGTTTGTATCTGTTGAGTCAACTTCAGCTCTAAGGCAAGCGTTCCAGTATGTCGGGTTGGTAGCTCCGTGAAAGTTTATACAGTTACCTTGTTCGTTTCTTTGTATTCTAATTGCCATTTTTTATCTTAAAATTGTTATTAATAGACCTAAAGGTTGGATAAGTACTGGGTTGTCTGATTTTATAGCTGGTAAAGTAAGTGCATTTACGTCCTCGTTAGATGTTATCCAAGCTGAAATCTCAACCCTATTCAAGTAAGTATTTCCTACAGTTCCTGTTCCGTAGAATATAGGTGACGTGGTCAGTGGGAATGTGAAAGTAATATCGTTTTCGTCGTTTCTGTTAGAATACCATAAAGCAGGCTCCACTGTAGTGTTTGCTATTTGAGGTATTACGTTAAAGTCAAAACGAACTCTTAACTGGTCTCCGTAAACACAGTTAGATAAGTCTATTCTACCAGTAGAGCCCTCGAATCCAGTGTTACCAGTAGAACCATAAACAGAGTTGAAGTCAAAATCATAATCGACTAGAGTGTCAATTCCTTCTGGTAAGTTAGCTCCTTGAAATAAACCAACTCCCTGAGATCCTGTTGGCGTAGGTGTACTCCAGTATGGGTTATCCACAGCTTCGTGAACATCTCTACTAAGTGATAGTACTTTGTAAGTTTCGTTATCTACATCAGATTGGTTGTAAGATACACCAGTTCCCGCTTGCCAAACGAAGTCATTTGACGTTGGCTTGTCTGCAAACGCTCCAGTGTGTGAGTATCCTGTCTCCCCTTGTTTACCACCCTCAGAAACGTCTCTACTTGAGTTTATTACCGTTGAGGTTGCTCTGTTGTTTACCAGCGTACCTTGTGACTGGTCGTCAAATAACGGAGAGCCATCGTTACTTCCAGTAACTGTTCTAGTTATAGGCATAATTATTTCTTTTTATCGATTGATTCTAGTTTGCGGATAGCCCAGTTAACACCAGAAGCTCCACCCCATCCGAGCCAAGCTACATATCCTTTATCTTTCCAAGGGGTTGACTTATATTTGGGGTCTATAGCGGCGTTCTTTTGGTGACGCTTAAAGCTAGCCATCCTAGCGATTGTTGAGCGGCTTAGATTAGCTCTACGTGACAACTGAGAGGCTCTAGTCCAGCCTACTCTAGTCATTCCTGTAACCTCATCTCCGTACTTCTCTCTCCACGCTAGAACCTTCTTAGCGTTATTGACAGCAGACTGCGGATAGTCGTTATAAGTTTTTAGCTCAGTCTTTTTTTTTTCGTAGTGTTCAGATACAAGCTCTCTGAGCTCGACTAGTAGACTGTCTAGTCTTTGGTCTGATAGCATCTCAGGGAGTGGAGTCTCTACTTCACGTCTAAGGGCGTTGGCAAACTGGCCCTCTATTGAGAAGCCAAAAACCTTGTCGTCTTTAACGTAGTTTTGCCACACTTCCTCATCGTCTACCTTCATTGTAACCATCCAAGTCCCTACTGGCACGTTAAGACCATACTTTCTGCTCTTATCGAATTGAGTGTCCTCTACAATCCAAGATTCATACACGGTCATTCCGTTCAATTTGTCTTTGTGCTCTAACGTAGCGTTTTGGTGGTTCGAGTTCTTATAGAATAACTCAGCAGCCTTTCTCACGGTGTCTTTACTAAAGAAGATGTAAAACTCTTCACCGTTCATATTTCTGTAGATAGGCTTGTCAGGGATTAAGGCAGCCCCCATAAGTAGACGCTTATCTCCGTCAACCTCAGATAAAGTTACTTGTTCGTTTTCAGCTAGAGCTACGAAATCAGACTGGATAGCTGGGTTCTCTACAATAGAGATAGCCTCAACTCCCATAGTTTCTTCTAGTTCGTCAATAAGTAGCTCGTATAACTTCATTATATCCCTTTATTTAAAAACAATTTTTTAGCCAATTGACGCAGTGCCCTCAGCCTTTCTCTCAAGTTCCTGAGAGTTAGATACATCTGTAGACACCACATAGGTTCTTATTGGTTTCTGGTTAGCGTTAGATATACTGTCAGCGATCATAGACTCTCCAGCAGAAGCCTGTCCTACTACGTTAAACTCAGGTGCTGTAACTCCAGAACCTCCACTTATTGACGCTGTAGGGGCCTGTATGTCAGCTCCGCCTTTGAGTCCAGCAGTAGCTTTATTCTTTTTGAACACAGATCTTAGCTGCATAAACAAAGGGAGTGCTGTAGCAATGTGACCAGCAACTAACGGAATGTTCAAAGGGAATGGAGCAGCACTAGCAGCCTTACCAATACCCTTGAAGTAGTCAACCCCAGCCTCAGCAGTGGCCTTGATCATCTTGCTCATAGTGACCTCTCCGTCTATCTTCATCTCTATCTTAGACATCTGAGCTTTAGCTATAAGTGCTAACTTACCCATTTTAGATTCCTCTCCAAATATTCTAGCCATTAAGTCTAGATTCTCTAGCTCCTTGTTAATCTTCTCTTGATTTGCTTTGTGATGGTCATCTACATCCTTTTGTCTAGCAGCATCTATGCGGCCCTGAAATGACTGTCTTATAGTGTCTAACTGCTCTTGACTAGCTCCTAGTAACTCAGCCTCCTCTAGAGCTCTAGCTCTAGCTCTCTCCATTTTAGCTAGGTGAGTCTCATCCTCAAAATCTTCCTCGGCTTTTCTTAGTTTTTCTAAGTAACGCATCCTGTCCGCTAGCTTAGAGCCATCTCCGTCCCCTTCGGCTTCACCTTCCACAAATTCATCTGTAGGGAGTGCTGTAGTTGACGGTGCAGTGTCTCCTTCTGAGGTTACATCTGTAGTGACGCCGTAGTTATCGATCTCAGTCTGGATGTCCTCACGTCTCTTACCGTAAGCTTCATACTTGCCAGTTATCTTATCTAGACTTTTCTGAATACTTTTTTCCGACTCATCCAAGTTTTTCTTGTCTATAACCCTACCAATTAAAGGAATGTCGGCTATTTTTCTCTGTAGTTTTATGAAAGCCAAACGCATCTCCAGTATGCCTTCCTGTATATTAAGGCCAAACTTATTAAAAGCTATACCAGTCTTTTCGGACTTTAGACCCATAGTGCCAAAGAATTTGTCTATAGAGCCAACAAATCCAGTGAATTTTTGAGTTACGAACCTCATAGCTTTCTCCAGTCCTAGTGTTTCTGATATGGTAATTCCTAGCCCCTCAAGTGCAGATCGCATTTTCTTTTTATCACCAGAGAGATTCTCCTCCATAGTGTCTACCATTCCCTTAGCAGAGCCTCCAGCGTTCTGATAAGCTACAGTTAAGTCATCTAGCTTCTCTCTGTTTGCGATAAGAGACAAAAGTACATCTTTGTTTCGCATACCTACAGCCTCAGTAGCTATAGCCATTTTTCCAGACGTGCTGGTGACGTTTTCTAGCCTCTCTGCGTAGATATCTAGAGACTGTCGGAAGTCTTTACCAGTCTTAGCAGATAACTCAGCTAGAACCCTCCTAAGTGACGTTCCAGCCATAGAGCCAGCGATACCTTGGTCAGCTAGTACAGCTATAGCAGCAGTAGATTGCTCTAAGCTTACCTTCATATTCTTAGCAGCTGGAGCTACCAACTTCATAGACTCTCTAAACTTCTCAGCATCTAAGGCACTAGTTACGAATGACTTAGCCATTACGTCAGTAATTCTACCAGCCTCAGACGTCTCCATTCCAAATCCGTTCATAGTTGCTGCCATAATCTCCGCAGCCTCAGCCATCTCGATACCAGAAGACACAGCTAAATCAAGTGCTCCAGAAGTGGCGTTCAATATACCAGTAGTAGTAAAGCCCATCTTTGCGAGCTCTGTCTGAGCGTCTGCAACCTGAGCAGCAGTAAACTGAGTGGACTTACCTAAGTCCTCAGCATTTTCTTTTAGTTTCTTTAAGTCATCACCAGTAGCTCCAGAGATAGCGGATAGCCTACTCATAGACTTAGAGAAGCCTTCTGCAACGTTTAGAGCAGCCTTAAGGCCAGTAACTATACCAGCGACAGCAGCAGCTACTAGAGTGGCTGGGTGTTTAGCAAACGCAAGGAAACGAGCCCCTAGACCCTTCATAGCTCCGCCTAACTTACCAGCAGAACCCTTAGCTCCGTCTAGTTTACCTTTTAGCTTGTCAGCTCCAGCACCAGCTTTACCAGTGATTCCTTTTACGTTAGAAGTAACGTTAATATGTACGTTTTTAGTAACCTTTTTAGCCATTCCAGCGAACCTTAATTAGTTTTTTTAAGTCTTTTGTATTCTCTGGGAGTTTGTAGTAACCTTTAGCTCTGCGTACGTCCTCGTTATACTTTACAGGGAGTGATAGTAGTAGTTGGATAGTCTTTAGCATTACCGTTTATTTAAAAACAACAGAGGTGTAAAAACAAAACATACTAAAAACTGTTTTTAATATGGAGACCCCCTCCTAAACTTCTAAACCCTAATAAAGATGGACGTTAGTTGGAACAGATAACTGTCGCTTTTACGATAGCCTGTGAATCTTTGTAAATTTCTCCAGCTAGCTAGCAGATACTACGTAAACACTCTATGAGTGAGACAAAATTTTCTTTTAAATTTACAGAGGTAGAGGGCTAGCAAAATACATATTAATTTATCTGAGCTAACAACCCACCTACAGAAGTATCTGAGCCTCCGTTAGATATAGATACATTATCTAGTATACCAGTAGACGGTTGTAGTATAACAAATCTATCAGTACTGCCAGTAGAGTTAACTACAGTAGTAGTATCAAATAGACTCTTATCTTCCTCAGTTATTAATATCAACTCAAGTCTACTTTCTCCTGTAAGGTAATTAGTCTCTATAGACTCTATAAGGTGTCTAGAGTTATGTATAATTAAAGTATCATTAGGCTCTATGTCTTTTACCAGTCTTAAGGGGAGGTATGCTGTGTAAGAAGCTCTACGCTTATTCTCGTCAAACGTGAGAGATATAGTGTTTTTCCAGAGCAAATTGAATAGGCCTAGATTAGAGTAAGTGTCCTCTCCAGACTCGTTAAATTCAGAGCCAAAATAACCACCTACAATACCTAGAGTAGAACTTATAGTGTTTTCTGTATATACTACACTAGGCATCCAGTAATTAACCTTAGAAGTTACAGAAGTTCCAATATCGTAAGCTACAGGGTCAGAGAATCCAGCTCTATCTAAGTATGTGAATACAGGCTTACACACTTGCTCAGTTCCATCCTTGTCAGTTAGAGTTATTACATTAAGATCAGAGAGGCTAGCGTCGTTAAGATCTGTTAGATTTTCAACTGGCATAAGGTGAGACTTTATGTCTACGGAGTAAACACTTCCGTCTATAACATTACCTTCTGACTGAGGTAAGTACTTAAGTTCTCCAAACTTTCTAGCGTTAACTTTAGAGAATCCGTGCTCCAATATAGTCTTTTTTTCAGCTCCAGTAAACTTAACCCCAGAGTAGTAGTTAGGTCTATTGATATTGTAGTCTGATATGTCTACATATTGAGATACATTATACTCATTACCTTGATTAATATAGTAGTCGTAATGGTAGGTGTTTATTGTTAAGTCGTCAGTGACCTGAGCTACTATGTTAAACCTCTTGAACATATCTCCCAGAAAGTCAGAAACTTTCATCTCTGGCAGGTTAGGAGTGATGTTGTAAGCTCCAGTTCCACCAGCAACAGTTCCGACGCTTCCAGATATAGTGTAAGTATTCGAACTAACATAAGTTTCACCGTCGAAAGGGTCAACCTCGGTCTCTGTCACAACAATTTGTGATGTTAAGGTAAATGTGGCTGTCTCTGCTGTAGACACCCTAAACGTAATCACGCTGCCATTACTAGCACCCACGTACGTACTATACGCATTGGATGTGTTGACCGTTCCACGCACATTTCCGTTAGTCAGTAGCTCTCCGTCAAAATTTGACGCTGTAGTGACTAGTTTAAACCTTAATTTGAAGTCATAATCCGTAAAGGCGTCTCCTTGTGGCAAGCCAACAGATATAGACGTAGTAGTAAGAGTACTCTCTGAGTTTACAGATCCAGATAGGTTGTGTATATTGTAGTCAGTCTTAGCAGAAGCTCCCTCTATTGTAGTCTGATCTGTTTTCTGTAATATAAGGTGCAAGTCCTCTACATAGTTAGCTCTCATAGCTCCAGATATAGTGAGACCGTACTTTGACTCTATTGCATCTAGTATATTCTTAACCCTAAGAGCTCCTATGAGATCATTATCTACTAGGCCATAGTGATCAGGAGACCTAAACGTACTAGAGTATCTTATGTTTTTAGTATTGGTCAACCCCTCTGTAGATGCGAAGTCAAAGTCTCCAGAGTGAGCTATATATCTACCACTCCTACAAACTAAAGGAAACTTAACTGGGCTTGTCGATGTCCTGTCGCTGAATAGTGACGAGAAGTTAGGGCTATCTATATCTAGAGAGCTGAAATCTAAGTCAGTTAGCTCGTCTTGACCTATAAGCTTGTTTAATTCAGTTAACTTACCGTAGAAGCGAACCTTGTAGGCGTATGGTTTACCGTCTTTGAACTGAGTACCCTCTACAGATACGTTTCCGCTCTTGAAGTCAACTCCATTTAGCTTGAGTGTGGCTGGTATCAATACCCTAGAGTCTACAGCAGTAGTGTCAACCCTATAGACGTGCTTAAATAGCTTATTATTCTTTTTTGATGTAGGTATACTAAAAGTTTTAGAGAACTCAGTAAAGAGCTTCTTAACGTCCTTAAAAGACTTGACTGACTTTTTTATAGTGACACTCTCATCACTGAACTGGTCTACTTCTACTCCGTTTATATATATCTCTAGAGGGTACTTCATTACCTTATGTTATTAATGAGTGAATGTGATTCTTTTACTGATACTGTGAACTGTACTAGACCGTTATTGGCGTGTGTTTTCTTTTGTAAGCTGTTTGTAGTTACATTTACTGGCCTAACATTACCTTTGTGCTCCATCCATACCTCCTCAGATACGACAAGCTGTCTAAAGACCTCAGAATAGCTCTCGTGAAGGTAGTCGGTATTCAAAGTATGACGAACTGTCGCGTTCTTATTAAAATCCCTGACAGAATGACTGCCATAGTTGTTAGATAGGTTATCATAGTCAAAGTTGATACTATTGTAGCTACTCCCTTTGGCTGACATAGACTCAGTAGTCTTAGCTGAGAAGTGGATATCTTGTAGAGCTCCAAATTTGTTAACGAAAGTTAACCTTACATTCTCATACTTATTACACGGTAACGTCTCAACAGAGATAACCTCTACTTTGCCGTCAGACTTAATAACGTGAGCTTCGTCTATGTCTAGCTCAGAAACGTACTCCATAATGTCATCGGAGCAGTTCTCGTCTATAATAGTTCCTCCAGTTCTAATAACTCTAGCATAGAATGTAGATGCAGACTGTCCAGCAGATGTAGCGTAATTGATAGCTCCAGATGAACTAGAGTCACTAGCGTTGTATTCAGTAGCGTTGTTAGACTTCTCAACTTGAGCTCCCCAAAGGTATATTCCGCTAGAACCGTCTCCAGTATATACGTAGTTACCGTTAGCACTAAGTTGAAGCCTATGAGCTGAACTTGTTATAGTGCCAGTGACAGTTATATTCAGTACGCACCTATACCAGCCACCTCCAAAATCCCTTATATGTGCTGTTGCGTGAGAGGCAACCGAACTATTTATTGTGCCGTTACTCAAATCAAAGTTAACTTGGGTAGTAGAGCCTTGGTCGGCTCCTATATGAACTGGTCTAATGCGTAGGTCTCTATTTCCATCTGATTTAGCGAAAACTGAAAATGAGTAGCTGCCTGACGTCATAGCAAATGGAATCTCAGCGTAATGCTCAGAGCTTATTGAGTTCTCAGACATCTTGCTAGCCTTGTTTCCGTCCAAGGGGGGTTGTATTGGCTCCTCTGACACAGAAACATTTGTTTTGTCCCAAGAGCTGAAGTCTTCAGAGTAATCGATTAAATTTTTATTAGCTAACTCAGAGATGTACTTAACTTCTCCGTCTTTGTAAAATACAGCCATATCAGCGTCTTTTGTAGGGATAACTGCCGTAGTGTCCTCAGGAACTGAGATGTAGTCGTTAGACATTAAGACTTCGTCTGATTTGAGGTTGTTATCTGAATTACTGCTCCAGTACTGAACAAAGTCCTCATCTATATACCCATCTGTAGCTAGATACTTATCACTAGAAACAGTTCCACCGCCACCGCCAGAACTAACTGACATAGAGATATAAACCCATACAGCCTCTGTAACGTAGTCTCCGTTGAATGATTGGTCTACATAGTCTCTGATAAGTTCAGATACCTCGAATGTAGCCTTTCCTGAGCTATTATGAGTCTTTGTTAGTGTATATTGTGCGGAAGATGGCACTGAGCTAGAGTTACCGTTCCAGACGTATAGAGATACGATTGTAGAATCTCCACTTGTTGACTGGATAAAAAACGGAGAGCGTGTGTATATTAAACTCATTTCTTTTTCTTTAGTTGTTTTACTATTTGGTTTCCTATGTTGTGAGCTATATCCATAGAGATAGCTTCGTGATATTGTTTTAGCATAGGTTGATATCTACGCATAAAGGGTTTACTGAAAAATAGAGTTTTAGTGATACCTTTTTTATGTACTGATCTGGCCACAGCGTAAGGATTGAGACCTCGCTTCTCAGCCCAGCCTTTAATAGCTTTGATAGGTAGAGCTTTTTTAGACTTTCTAAAACGCCCTTGTCTACCGAATATAGAGTTACCAGTCTTAGCTGCGTGTCTATTGTCAACTGGACTAGTGCCCTTAACACCTTGATCTTGAAATACTCCATAGTCGTTAAGCTCGAACCTAACAGAAGGCATAGACGAACCTCCTAAGAATTTAGCAGAAACTGACCTATTGAACTTCTTTGTAACGTACCCCTTTATAGAGCTATGTAGATCACCTTTAGACTTAAGGTTTTTCTTAGCCTGAGATACTACATATTTCTTGTAGATCTCCAACACCTTTGTGGCTCTAGGATATGTAGAGGTAATTTTTAGCACAAGTCTACGCTGTTTTGTATGGTTATATTCAAATCTAGTCCTACTCCAGCTAATTTGTCCTCGAATCTGTCAGAGAAAAACTCTACGTCAGCGTCCTCCTCAACTTGATAACCTTGCTCATATAAGTTACCTCTCTTAAGCTCCTGTGTGGTCTTAGTAGCTGCTGCTAGCATATTGTTGAGCTTATATATCTCGGAGTCATTGAAGTCCTCCTCATTGTCGTTAGATACGTCAACTATGTCTAGAAATAATATAGAGACCTCTATCTCGCTAGTAGCGTCAGATATTGAGCCAGTGGATATGCCAACGTGAGCTAAAGGATAGATATCCTGTTTCAATAACTCAACCTCGTCAATGTTTCCAAATGTAACGGAATTGATAAGCTTATTGTTAGTTAGCTCAGCCTTAATAGCGTTTGTCAAGTTTAATAGTGATTTCATTACTTCCTTCTTTTTGAAATTTTATTCTCAGTATCTTGTTTATCCTTTTCGAACGATAACCACGTTAGGGCATCGTATATGTTTATTTTAGTGCTCTCTCTAAATCTAGTTGCATCTCCTCCGCTAAGCGAGTGTAATGATCCGAACCAACCCCACCTTTGGCCAAACTGTCCTTCAAGAGAGAAGTCAGTGAGTTCTCTTGTTTCATCTTTTTGCTTAACTTCTCCAAATAAATAGCTGAATGTACTAACAAGTGACTGCTTAAACGGTAAAAAAAAAGCGTTGCATTTACAAACTGACTAGCTGGTAGAGACTTCATAATCTCGTGATCTCCTTTAGAACCTCTGTAAGGCTCTATATTGTACATATTACCTACTTTATCGTTAACTGGTCTGAATAGAACAGCAGCGGCCTTATGCCACTCTGAGGGCTTAGTTAAGTACTCCTCTAGGTCTATATACTCTCCTAGAGTTAATTCCTCTAAGTCTGGAATGAATCCGTAGGTAGTACTGTTAAACTCAAAAGTATAGTCTAGCGG